TGACATTGTCCCATGCTTCTACTGTGACATTGTCCCATGCTTTCACTGTGGCATTGTCGCATGCTTCTACTGTGGCATTGTCGCATGCTTCTACTGTGGCATTACCGCATGCTTCTACTGTGACATTGTCCCATGCTTCTACTGTGGCATTGTCCCATGCTTTCACTGTGGCATTACCGCATGCTTCTACTGTGGCATTACCGCATGCTTTCACTGTGGCATTACCGCATGCTTCTACTGTGACATTGCCGCATGCTTCTACTGTGGCATTGTCGCACAAAAGAAACCCAGACCGAACCGAAATGTTGATAAATATATCATTTTGAGCAAAATCCTCACGATATTGCGTTAGCAAGTTAGAAGTAATAACTTTGTTGTTAAAGCACCAATTAAAATTGTCTTTAATAACGCTGCATAATTCTTGAAGTGTTTCAGATTTATACGCTCGGCTGTATTGCTTAGTACATGCTTTAGCTGCTTTAGCGCGATTAAGAATTTCAGCTTTTATATCTTCAAAATCTGTTTTCTGTGTCATATCATTTTGAGTTATTAAGTTCAAGGTAATTATTTAATGCGCCCATATAAGCAACTGCATCAAGCAAGTTATCTTCTTTGTGGCTATATGCCTCACGTGATAGCTTAAGAGCAATCATTGCTCTATACATTCCAGCTGTTGTAATTTGCTGGTCTTTTGGCGACATCAAATTATAAATAGCTGCTGCTTTTTCCATTGATGCCTGAAATGGTCCGTATTGACGCTCTTTTTCCTCTGAGCGTTCATTTACAATCTTGTTTGCTTGTTCTAAGATGTTCATAAGTTAAAACTGCTTTTAATTTTATCTCTAAGTTCTTTGTTATTTTTCAGTAGCTCGTATACTGCATTGGCAGATACGTTTATTGTAAACTGCCTTACATCTTGTTCGGATTGATATTCTTCGCTATCAAATTTCTTCAACATAGCTAAAATCTCTTTCAGTAAGCTGTTGTTTTCTTCAAGCAAAGATATTATCTTCTCATGCATTATAACATAGATTTTAATTCTGCTTTTAGTCTTTTTGCGTCAGCACCTCTAAATGTTTGAGCATTTGCTAAGAAGTATCTGACAATATCTCCTGCTTTATTATAATAATATGAAGCATTTGGGTCTGTAGTATCAAGTGTTAGCATAGCCTCTAAGTAAGGCACAGCGCCAAAATATACATTAAGCCATGTTGACTTTATATCTTTGGCTATTTGCTGAAAGGTTCTTTTCTTGTCCATTTTATTATCTTTATTTAGATATGCAAATATACTAATTTTCTCCGAGAATAGAAAATTTTTTCATTATAAAATACACTCACTTAACACTTCTTAACTTGGCCAGATTTTATTGCTCTTCTGGATATTCTATTTGCAGTAATTCTTTGCAAAATTGAATAACTTGCTCATAATTATTATATGCAGTTTGAGTAATAATTCTCCGCTGAAGTATCGTTAGCTTATTTTTAATAATAAACTTATTTATGTTAAGAGAGAGAGTTTTATCATTGCATCTTCTTTTATCTCCTAACTGAATAGCTAACTGAGCATAATGAATACATTTCTTTATATCCTGCACTCCATTTTTAGCTTTATACCTACTAATATATTTTATAATGCATCCTTGTATAAAAGAGCATCTTAAAGCAGTTATAAGTTCTATTGGTTGCATAGCCATATCTTTATAATGGCTACCACCTATTTGTACATCTGTTGCTTTCATATCAATATACTTTACGTTTACGATTATCTGGTATATACCCATTTGCTACTCTCAGTTCATCCATAAACATAACAGAATTGTAATGCTTAGGAAATTCTTTTATCACCTTAAAGCTTGCTGTTTTATCTTTCACAAAGCTATTATCGTCTACAGGCTCTACATATCCAAGTTTTACAAACTTATAAAGATACGCGGTTTCTGAGTTTCTACCTGGCTCTTTACCAAATAGAATTTCGCTCGAGCTGACAACCTTACCAACATTGTCATTTACAAATTTTACCATTTCCAGAAATACTGGAGCTTTTTTACCATTTCTTCCCATATTACATATATTTTTTATATTTGTCAATTTTTGCTTTTATGCTATTCATTAAGGCATTCTGCTTTTTATCTTTTGCTTTAAGTGCTCTGATTACATCTTCATCATGAGTGCCTTGCAATATCAAATGATTTATAACAACATGATTTTGCTGTCCTTGTCGATATAATCGAGCATTAAACTGCTGATATAATTCAAGACTCCATGTTTGCCCAAACCAAACTACTATACTGCCTCCTGCTTGAAGATTAAGCCCATGGCCTGCTGATGCTGGATGCGCTAACATAACTTGTATTTTACCAGCATTCCAGTCTTCAATATCTTTATTGTTTTTAAGCTCTCTTGGCTTATATTTTTTAAGATATTCCACGATTCTATCCCTATCGAATTGATAGGTCCATGCTACAAGCACAGATTGGCCATTTGCATCTTCAATTATCTCCTTAAGAGCTTCAAGCTTAATATCATGAATTGGAAACACATTTCTTTCTTCATCATATATAGCTCCATTAGCAAATTGAAGTAATTTATTTGAAAGGGCAGCGGCATTGACTACGTTTACTTCCACAGGCTTTTCAACAAATACTGAATTGCCATTTTCGTCTTCTTGCTCAATCGTTTCAGCAGCACTTATTAAGTCAAGCACTTTATTCTTTTCAAAGTCATCGTATTGCTTCTTTAGAGCTTCAGGCATTCTAAGCTTTATATAGTTATCTGTCCTAAACGGCATTTCAAGATAATCATCGGCTTTCATGCTTATGCAAATATCCTCTATTTTCTTATGTATTAGATATTCTGAGTCACTCATCAAATCGTATGAATATACGACATGACCATTCGTTTGACCTGGCCGAAAATACCTTTCTCTATATCTGGATATTGTCTTTTCAAGGCGCTCGCCTCTATCCATAAGATATATTTGAGGCCACAAATCAATAAGTCCATTTGGAGCAGGCGTGCCTGTTAATCCTACTAGCCTTTTAAGATAAGGTCTTGCGCCGCGTAATGCCTTAAAACGCTCTGATTTATAAGACTTAAAACTGCTAAGCTCATCAACTACTACCATATCAAAAGGTAATTTGCCTCCGCCATATAAAGCACAAAGCCATGCAACATTATCTCTTGATATGATATAAATATCAGCTTTTGTTTCCATAACAGCTGCTATTCGCTGTTTAGCAGTACCTATAATCTTAGAAAAGTGCAAATGCTTTGTATGTTCCCATTTCTCTGCTTCTTCTTGCCAAACTGACTCAGCCACTCGTTTTGGAGCTATAACTAATACAGAATTAACTTCACAATAATCAAACATCAAATAATTTATAGCAGTAAGAGTTGATATGGTTTTGCCAAGGCCCATATCTACAAATACACCGCAAAATGGATGCTCGATTATATGCTGCACGCAAGCTAATTGGTATTTATGTAAATCTGTTTCTTTCATCTTTTGTTACTGTTAAATATAGCTAAACAAGCTAAACTAAACAAAGCACCTATTATAAATGCAACTATGTTACTTATCATAAATTATACTATCTATAAATTGTTCAACGCCTTTTATCGTATCTATTACTTCAACTCTAAAACCCAAAGCTCTAAGCTTATTGTGCATATATGCCTGTATGCGTTTAGGCTTTTGCCCAGTCGTTTTTAATTCCACAAAAACTATTTTATGGCCCGGAAATAAGCACATTCTATCTGGTAAGCCTATAAGTTGGTCACACAACAGTTTTATACACATGCCACCATTTATCTTAACAAGCTCAACCAATTTGTGCTCTACAACTTTTTCACCGTCTACCGTCTCTTTCTTCATAAGTTAAATTTATTGAACTTACAGTTACTCCAAGTATTTGCAATGACCGATTAAGCTTATCTTTAAGATTTTTCTTGAATTGGGCTACATCATTGCAAGCATTCTCTTCTGTTACATGGTTTTCATCATATTTTATTGTTCTTAAAGAACCATCGGAGAATTTGCATACAACTCTTAGTATTACATATTTCATAACCTGGCCATATAAATGTTATACTCACACTTATCCAAATTAAATTCCAGTCTGTCAACACAAAACTTTTGGCCATTGTATATAACAACCGTTTTGACAGATGGAATATGTTCTATATTTCTTGTTACAAGAAGCACAGAATTACGGTAATTTCCGTATTGCATTTTATAAAAATTTGCTATCATAATAAGCTATCTTTACGTTTATAGTATTTCTGTTTACCATATAAAGGAAAGTTCTTAGTGGATGCTATAGCTTCCCATTCAGGCAATGACCTAAGAATTTCATTAACCTCCCTGGTATTATATCTTGACATTTCTGTCTTATCTTTGCCGAGGCACTCACACCATACTTCAGCAATGCAGACAAAATCTTTTTGTGCTGTACCGTTTTTAGACAATGGGTCTTCAAGCCAACGTCTTCTGTCGTACAGGTCCATTTTATCCCAATCATCTGGAAATTTAGTATTAAGATATTCTTCAATAATACCTTTTCGCTCATCTGCTTCTGAGTGTTTATGTTGCTCAATCTTAGCAATTATATCTTCATCACCAACGAGGTATAAAGGCTCTTTTGCTAAATATAACTGATATGCTTCAGCCCATATTTGATTTACTTCATCTTGTGTAAGGTCATCATTTACAGACTTTGTAGCATATTCTGGCCTTACGTCTATAGGCATAAATCGTCTATTTCCTGTCGGGTCACGTAAGAAATCTTTGTTATTAGTAGTACCAAAAAATACACATTGCCTTTTATATGTTTCTACTGTTCTACCATACGCTGGCCTGAACATATCTTCTCTTTTTGATATGTAGTGCTTGATTGACTCTACTTCTGCTTTCTTAAGACCTGAAAGCTCTGCCATTTCAATCAGCCACGCCCCTTGTATCTGTTCAAATGACTCCTTGCCCTGCACAGTCGTGAATGTATCTGAGAACCATTCCATGCCGAGCTTTTTAACGAAAGTACTTTTATATGTTCCTTGTTCTCCGACAAGTATAAGCGCTGTGTCGAACTTAATACCTGGCTCGAATACCCTCGCAACAGCCGCCACCAACGTCTTCCTAATGGCGGCTCTAGTATAAGCGTTATCTTCTGCTCCAAAATAATCAATCAATAATGTATTAACTCTCGGTATGCCATCCCACTTTTGAGCACATATATACTCTCTTATCGGATGGAACTTTTTCTTTTCAAATTCAAGCGCAAGCGCGTCGTCCACTTTTTGACTTGACACAATGCCGTAAACACACTCAATGTAATTACGAACACCAGAATAGTCAACATCACGAAGAGGCTCCACAGTATCGACTTTACGCCATGGTAACGAACGTGTAACATATCTTTTATTATCAAAAATGTTTAGCTTAAATACATCTTTTAAGAATTGGTCATGCTGAATTATTATATTCAAGTTATTGGCAGAATTATCATATTCGCCTTTTGTATTAGCGTCAAGCTCTTCTGTCCATGAAGTATCATATTCTTCAGGAACTTCTGCTTTTGCTTCTTCTGCAAACTCGAATTTAGCTTCAGCAAACTTTTCTTCAGCAATATGCTTTTTTGTTGTAGAGTCCTTAGAGGCAAATTCTTCCATTGCCTTAAAGCTCTTTTTATCTTTGTCTTCTTTTTCTTTGCCTGTATCTAAATGGCCAAATTTATGTATGCGAACTAAGTCAAATGCATTACATAGTCTACCTCCAGCAGGGTCTGTTCCATGATGAGAATATGCAAATTTATCATCATAGACTATTAAGCCCGCAGCTGTAGAGCCATTTATATACGTATATCGCCCTTCTCCAGCTGGTGTATATACATCTGAAAGAAAAGTCTCAATAGCTTCTTGTATAGTATAAGTACGACAGAAAACACCAATTATGCCTTTTTTATCTTCTGGGTCTTCTTGCTTTTTGATAGCTTGCATTATTACATCTGTGCTATCTGTAGCAGTTGGCCATTCGCTCGTATCATGCCAATCATCATATAGCCCAAGGATATAATCAGCTTCAAGGAAAGGTCCGTCTTGAAATTCAAAGTAGTACTCAATATCTGATGATACAGACGGCCAGAACATAAGTCTATTTACATCAAAAGTTGACTGGTCAAACAAATCAATGTTTAGGTCTCCAGCGACTTTTCGAGCAATAGCTTGATATTCTTCTTGCGATACTTCTCTATCAAGTGGAATTATCAATCTGTGTCGTGGCTTTTCAGGGCATGACTTATGGGTTGAATGAATAACCGCAGCACAATCAAATAGCATCGTAAAGTCCCACCAAAAGTTCTCATGAGAAAAGTCAATATCCAATGTAATTAACTGGCGGTAAAGTACATTTGTTTTATCACGCCTACCATTTGTAAGAAATCCGCCTACAAATCCACCTACGTCTTTTATCTTACTTTGCTCTTCTTTTGTGGCACTCATAAACCGCTTATATGTTTCAGCGGTTACTACAGGAGTAGCTAGCTTTTGAACTAAATTGCTCCAAGTAGTTTTGGTATTTTTCCATACTTTACTTGAAACGTTTAGTCCAACTGCTATGCTTAAATTACCATCGTATTTTAATTTACCTACTTGCATAATCATTACTTTTGATAAAAGCCCATAACTCCACCGTCAGCATTAAGCGATAAATCATAAGCCCATGAAGGAGGAGTGGACATTATCTTAACCAAATTATCATACCATTCTTGTGCATTAATCTCTGGAACTTCTGTTATTACCTCATCATGTATTGAACCAACAATTCCATAACCAGCTTTTTCCATTCTAAGCATAGCATCAGCTAATAAATCTCTTGATACTGCTTGCACAATATTTTCTGTTAATTTGCCACCGTACGTATCTATACTTATCCATTGTTTTGTTGTCTGGTCAATACCTCTATAACACAGACTACGAATAGGCATAGATGAACGACCTACTTTTTTATCTTTAAATTCTGGCTTATAATAAAATAGTTTTCTACCAACAGGTAGTTCTATTGTCATAAACTCTCCATCACAGTCAAATATCACGTTTTTACTTGTACATTTTACAGCTCTATGATATTTAACTGCTTCTTTAGACACTTCATCTATTTCTTTCCACATGTCTACAATAGCAGGATTTGCCATTCGCCATTTGCGTACAAGGCCTATCATTTCAACGTCTGAAAGCCCCATTTTGTCTCCTCCCATACGCTTTAATGCGCCAAGACCGCCTTCATAGCCAAGTGCAAGTTCTGAAATTTTTGATTTGTCACGAAGCACTGAGCCTTTTTTAATTTCAGACTTTGGTACTCCAAACATCTTTTCTCCAGTTGCTTCATATATCTTACCATCGCCACGAAATACATCTAATCGCCATTTTTCATCGGCAAGCCAAGATATTACTCTTGCTTCAATTGCAGAAAAGTCTGCAACTGCGTATTTCATATTCTTTGGCGGTATAAGAGCTGTTCTTACTAGCTGGGACAAAATATCTGCAACATCATCATACATCATCTCAACAGTTTCCCAGTCGCGAGCTCTGATTAATTCTCTAGGTACTTCTATGTGGCTAATATGGTTTTTAGACAAATTCTGCAACTGTAATAATCTACCTGCCCATCGCCCAGTTCTATTTGCGCCATAGAATTGAAATGTACCACGGACTCTATGGTCTTTCATGGCGCAGTTAAGCATAGCATAATACTTCTTAATAGACGTTTTTGAGAGCTTTTTGCGTATATTAAGCAACTCGATAACATCTGGATAATCTGCAAACTCTTTCATTAAATCGGGCATTGTTTCCTTTGAAAGTGACATAACAACACATCCTGTTGTCTTTTCAATCCATTGCCTAATTTGAACGGGCGAATTTGGATTTTCAAGCCCTGTTAACTGTTGAGCATGTTGTGTTAATATAGAAGTATATGTGTTATCTACTGCGATAGCAGACTCTGCTAATTCCATATCAACCAAAATACCTCTATCGTTTATATTCTGGTCAAGTACATACATCTTGCGCTCAATATCAGGAATGATATATGCCTCTAATCTCTTAAATATCTCACGCTCTGCAAGTACGTCATACTTGTTATATTCCTTATACATTTCCCACTTTTCAGGAGCATGCTCAGGATAATTTCGAGTACGCATACCATTAACTCGAGTTGCTTTACATGGGCATGAGAAGTATTTAATAAGTGCTTTACCAGTATCTAGCTTTTTATCTGTAAGATTAAGAGCCTTTGATACTCCGTCCAAAGAAAGTGGTAAACCACAATACGCAGCTTTTACAGAGGTACAATACCACTGCTCTGCTGGAACATTATATCCTATACGCTTAAAGCTCAAGCGCTCAAATACTGCATTATGTGCCACTTTTACACAATCCGGGTCAAGCAAAGCTTCTTCAAACTCTTCAGGCATTTCTTCACCTTGAGCCAAATCTACTATCTTTACCGGGCCATCATCTAAAGCATATCCTATTATAAGAATTTCAAAGTCTGGTGACTCAATATACTTATAAGCTCCAGACTCTTTAATATCTACAGATGAATATGTTTCAACGTCTATAAAAAGATTTTTTGCCATTATTATTTTATTTGATATTTATAATAGTGGGATAAGCGGGAGTCGAACCCGCAAGTGAGCGCCCATACCTCGCCCTGTTTTACCAGTTAAACTTATTATCCCATAAAAGATAGGTCCAGACTAATTGGCCCGGACCTATCCCGGCGTAAACAAATGCCCGATATTACATCACATCGTCGTCATCCTGAACAGCATTCTCTCCACCGAAATCTTCTTCAGCTGTTGAGCCACCAGCCAACATCTCTCCATCTTCTAGCTTCTGAAGATTGTTCAATCCAGCGGCGATGCCTTTGGACGAAACATTAAAAGCATAGAAGTTGATTGAAGCACGGCCATAACAACCCGAATAGAACTCGTCTCTGCTCATGATTGGATTGAGTGAGCGGTCCACAATGCTCGGCTGGCGCATCGAGTTTGCATTGATGAAATAGTGGTCCTCGAATGCTGGGTCATCCGGACGCTCTTCATCGCCATCGCGTAGAGGCAATTTGAGGTTTGCTGGGATACGGCCATTCTTATCTGCGAGTTTTGCCTTACCTGCTTCCTTTGCAGCTTCTATGGCTTTCTTGATTTTGTCAATAGTAACCGTATCGCTCTTAGGAATAAGAACGCAGATATTGTACTTAGGAGTATCGCCCTCATTCATAGCTGTGGGCTCGAACACATTTACATAGCAAAATCTTACTTTGCCAGTTACAACCTTGGTTGAATTTACTTGATTACTCATTGTCTTTTAATTTAAGTTGTTATTATTCTTTGAAATCTAGCTGTGCTTGAGCATATCCCATCGCTGGTCTCTTGTCTTCAAGCGGTACAAGAGTAGGTTTGCCTTGTGGCTTGATAACCACATCTGAGAGTATTTCCTCAAAACGCTTTTTGCCTACTAACTTCTCAATAGAAGTAATTGGCTTAAGCTTCATATTGAAAATCTCATCTTCTGAAAGTTCAGGGCAACGCACAAAAATTGCATTAGAAGCTTGGTCTTCGTCAACCCATTTGCGTCGACTAATTCCTTCAACTAATTTAAGCCCCGGCCATTGCTTATTCTCGTTAACCGCTTTAGTTTGTGCATATTCTGTTATTGAATTAGCCCATTCTATAAGCTTAGGCACACGCTTAACTATATCAGCAATCTCATCATCGGTTAACAACTCTGGGTCTGCGAATTCGTGTTGTGCAATTTCGAGCTGTTGCTCATACAACTTTCTACACTGATTACGAACAGCACAAAATCTGCACCAATCTCCAGCATTAAGTTCTCCTTTACCTTCAAATGCAAGTTCAGCTCTTGGTCTAAGCTCCTCTTCTGCCCATTTACGGAGTTCTTCAACAGATATTTGCCAACTTGATATGTTGTTAATGCGAGGCTGTATAATGGTCAATCGCACTTCCGTTATATCGTACATTGTATCATATTTCTGCAAAGCTCCAAGCCCATAAAGCATAAGTTGCTTATTCCATTCAGCATATACTGGAACACCTTTTCCATATTTTAAGTCAATAACTTCCATAAGGTTGTCATTGATAACAACACAGTCAGCTGTTCCAAAGCTTTCAGGCACATATTCTGTCAAATCGAGTTTCTGCTCAATTTCCATGACGGCTAACGGATTTTCAGTTTTTGCTTCAGCTAATTGTTCTGAGCAATAATCCGTATAGATAGGTACAACTTCAAGCATTTCCTCGCTGAACAGGTCATTTGCCATTATCTCTTCGAGCCTTTGGTCAAAGTCTTGCTCACTAATGCTGTTAAGTGTATCTTTTCTCAGGTAAAGCTCTGAGAGCTCATGAGCTAATGTACCTTCTTCTGCATATACTGAAGACTTCTTTTCTCCGTATTCATCTTCAAGCTTAGCAGATGGAGTACAATTCAGCCATCTTCCTGCTCCAGAAGCCGAGAGGAGTGCATGACTCCTCTGGCTATGTTTCTGTGGTTTAGTACTACTTGTCGCTTGAGCCATATTCTTTTATCAATTTTGCCAAATAACGGCATTGAATAGCACACTGAGCATAAAGCTCTGGATTTTCTCTGCGAAACTTCTGAGCTGCTTTTTGCAATTTCTTTGTACTCGACATAATTACAGTGACTCTAAGAAGTTATACATTTCATCATACTTAGCCTGGTCAAGCTTTGTTACACTCGGGGCTCCAAGCTCATTGAGTTTCTGCTTGATTACGTCGCGATGCTCATTGACCTTCTTTGCAAGCATTCCGCGAACATCCTCAATGCTCTTAGAGGCAGAAGAAGCAGCCGGAGCAGCAGGTGCTGAAGGAGCAGGCTCGGCAGCGCTCTGAGTCTGGGCAGGTGCCGCAGGCTGAGGAGTAGGTTTTGTGGGAGCTGGCTTTGCTAGCGCAGCAGGAGCAGGTTTAGAAACTGAAGCGGCTACTTGAGCTCCACTTGGAACTCCTGCTGCAAACAATGAAGTTAAAAACTTCTGCGTATTTTCAGACAGGTTTACGCTAACCTCAACAGAAATTTTAACGGTTTCCATTTTCGTAATTTTTAATGAAGTTATCTAAATAGTTAATAAACTCGTTTACTGTCATATCTGGTACGTTTGAGAGCTTTTGGTGGATAAGCTCATTATTCTTATATATAGATACGTACACGCCTTTATAATTCAGCTTTACTTTATACTCGCCTTTCAGCATTGTTAGGCATCCATCTTCAGATGAACCTTTCCAAGTATTTGCTGAAAACAAATCAGTTACTAACACGCCAATATGATTGGCCAATCGCTCTAACTGTATAACATCCAAATTGGCTTCACCCTTTAACACGCGGTCAAATGCCTGTTTCGGATATTTAACAGTAGGAAATAACACTTTCGCTAAATCTTCCGTATTTAGCTTGTAGTGCTCAATTACATTACCTATATTAAACTGTTCCATATTTTGGTGAATTTTATTATCTTATTTTCGATATGCGAATATACAAACTATTCTCGAAAGAAAAAAAATTTTTCCATTATTTTTTGAGAATTTATTTGTTAAAAATAATTAAACAGCAATTTTAGTGCGGCTTTGAAATTGCTGTAAACAAAGAAACAATAAAAACAATGCCTCTATATATTTCAAACTTAATTTCTTAATTTCCGATTAACATTAAGGTTAATAAGAAATATCAGCTTTTAATACGAAAAGATTTAATGAAATTATTGTTTCTTTGTTTACAGCATATATAAGTAATTGATTTTGAGCACTTTAGGCATAAACAATGACTTGTTTATATTGTTTCTATTGTTTACCGCTTTATGAAGTATTTTGCACACAGCCATATAATTACTAAGGCTATGGCAGTTATCAGGTATTCACCAATATTAATTTTTATCTTTTGCCATTTAGTAAGCCGAGCTTCTACAGGGTATGCAACTTGAATTGTATCAACTTTTTCTCGCCAGAGAGTATCATGCTTTTCTATGTATTTATACAAGTATTTATATTTACTGAGATACACGGTATCGCCTTTGCGCTCTACATAGATTGAATCTCTATGATATATGCTATCAATTTTGGTCTGAGATAAGTAAGTAGTATCTCTTTTCGTTGTTTCCACTGGCACATATTGAATTGACTTACAGCTATATAATATAGTGGCTAAAAATATAAGTGTAATTATTCTCGCTAATTCTCGCATAATCTTTGAGTTTTATTTGTTATTATTCATATTTAATATAAAAACCATTCTCGCACATAAGAAATTATTGCGAGAATGGCTTTTATGTGCTTCAGAGGTCTTTATACTCGTACTTAGCATCAAAGCTGGGGCATGCCTTAGCTGCAAATTCTCTGTGTCCATGAATAGTAGCATTTGGGTATTTTACCTTTAAGCTTTTCAGCAATTCGAGTAAAGATTGCTTTTGAGCCTCAGTGCGCGTATCTTTAGGAGTTTTACCGTCTTTAGCAACGCCTCCTACATAGCATATTCCTATAGAATTTGCATTTTGACCTGAGCAGTGGGCTCCAACTACACTTTCATCTCTGCCTTTATGAACAGAGCCATCGAGCTCAATTACATAATGGTAACCAATATCTTTCCAATGATTGCCATTAACATGCCAATCTCGAATAGTTTCGGTTTTGACGTCTTTTCCTTCAGGCGTTGCAGAGCAATGCACTATGAGTTTATTGATTTTTCTCATTGTCTTTGTCATTTAAGGCGATTATTTTTGTTATCTCATTAAGTATTTCGTGGCCTTGCTCTGCAGTGGCTGCTTGCACAATCTTCTTTACTATATCAGGTACATCTGCAGCATGAGCTTTTTTACGTTTGCTATTTTCAACCACAGATTTACCCTCAATGTATATAACCGCAACAGTACATAGAATTGTGGCAAATGGAATTATATAGAATGATAACAAGCTTCCAAGTATATCAAACATAAGGGCAAAAAGCATCAGCCTTACATAATCGCCGATTTTTGTAATCGTTCTACGAAATCCGTGCGACATCAACGCTTGGCCGAGTGCTTTTGCTGTAGTTGTTCCACTCCAGAAATCCACGATACTACTGACCACCATGAAAAACCAGCAAACTAGGATTATTCCGACTCTAACCGCTATGAAAAACATGAGTGCGTCGATATTCTTGACTTCAATGAGTTCTAGCATATCAGATGAATTTTTCCCAGTTAATACTTATGGCTTTACCAATTGCATCAGCAGTCCATCTGCAGAATATCATGCCCTCATAGCCATCAGGGTCATTTGCTACTTTATAAGCAGCTCTGAGGCATGATGCTTCATCTTTAAGAGGGTCAGGATAAAGGTCTGCATAGTACATATTAGCGAGATAAGTTACATCTCCATTTGTAACTTTGCTAGGAATGCTCAGACCTAAACTTTCAATAGACTTCTTGACTTGTGCGGCAGTCCATGAATGGCTTTGGCCATTTGCATTTTCCATCATCTTGCTTACATGCTCTGCGAGAGCATCGGTAAAATGATAGCCATGCTTTTTAACATACTCTGAATATCCTTTTGCGGACATAAGAGCATTGGCTGTTTGCTCATAAGGCAAATCGAATTTGACCTTATGCTCACCATGAGGAGTAGCTATTCTGCTTTCTACTACTACATCCTCTTCATCTTCGTGCTCCTTATCATGGTCGCACGTATGATGCTTTACTATGATACATTTTAATCTGTGTCCCATAACTTTTAGCTTTCAAATTTTTTGATGAAATTCTCCATCATTTCCTGCTGCTTTTTCATGAGTTCTTTCATCTCACCAATAGAGCCTTCAATCTTGCCAAAGCGCTGCTCTGTTTCTTGCTTTTCCTTATACATAGGATTAAGCTCTGCAAGCAATGAAGGAGCTTTGTCAATGATGTTTTGAGCTTTAGAAGCAGAAGCCAAAACCTGTTCAGCATTTGCCTTTTGAGCTTCAACTTCGCTCGTCAATCCAGATTTTTCGGTTGACAGAACAAGATGCCCGGCATAGGTAACTGAATGGCTTTCAGGAATAGTGTAAGTTGCCATTTTTCCATTGGTCTCTATAGTAACATCTACTACCATCTCTGTCTTGCCGGTCTTCTGGTTCATTTCCAATCGAGGAAATGATACCTGAGTGGCTTTGCCTTGAATAAGGCTAAATTCCTGTGTATCAAGAATGTATACAGGATAATTCTGCTTTATATCTTTGAATAACAACATATAGCTTATCTTTTTGAATTGTTAATAAAAAAGAGGGCACTCAGAGAAGTATAAAACTTCCCTAAGTACCCTCAATTTCAATTAGGCTGCTGGTGCAGCCGCTGGAGTGATTGATACTGTCAGTGAACTATATATAGCCAGACAATTAGAACTACCACAAGAAACATTAGCCAATCGTTGAGTTTGTCCCTCAGCTGATAATACAACATTTGTAGGCAATCCGGTTTGTTCTTGGAATGCGGCCATAAACTCTTCAACAATAACCTGAGTTGTTGCTTGACAGCCACATCCTGGCGTTATTATTGTTACAGTAGCAATAACAGGCACAAAAACAGTCGTTCCATTAAAGATTGGAGTACCAGTCTTATAAGTTACGAATGCTTCAGGCTGATTTGTTGAGTTCTCACAAATTCTACGGCACAGGCGTTCTTTGTATGTTGCTAACAAAGATACTCGGTTGGGCACTTGCGCAGTGGATAATCCCACAGGTGATAAATATACTGCCATATCAGTGTCCTCCTTTAATTAGCAGCCACAGCCATTTCCACAACCACAGTTATTATTCCAGCCACAGCCGCAATTGCAAAGCCTGTTGAAACGCTCGTTAATCAGGTTGTTCTGGCGCTCCTGAGAAAGCCCGAACTTAAGGTCCTGAATTTTCAGAGCCTGTTCGTCCTTCCAGTGGTTGTTCAGAGTGTCGATGATGCGTTGAGTATTGTCCTGACCGGCACGAAGAATATCGCACTTATCTTGCTGAGCCTGGAAAGCAGTAGACGAGAAGCCCTGCGTAATTGCAAAGCCAAGGTCACGCTGGCCATTGCGAATTTCAGCAGTGTCTTTACAGTTCTGAAGCTGAATATCAGCACGGAAATCTGCAATCTGGCGCTGAGTCTGGCAGCAGCAGTTCTGCAGAGCCTGGATGATGTTGCAGTCACCGAGGTTAACAGCATTGATAACACGTTCAGCAGAGAAACCAACCTGACCAGCAACTTGCTGGATAGCAGCCTGAACATCGCAGCAGCACTTCTGAAGAGTGTTGAAGTCGATATTAAGGGTCTGCGCCAGCTGGCTCAAAGCGAAGCCATTTCCTTGAATAGCAGACTTAATGCAGTCGGCATTCTGGTTGTCCTGCAACTGAGTGCGAATAGCATTGAGCTGAGCCTGAGTTTCGATACCCTGTGTAGCAACGCTCGCACCGTTTCCATCCCCGAAACCGAAGCCTCCATTGCGGAATAGGGCCAGGAACATAAGATACGCAAAAGGATTGTTCATCCAGTTGTTCATACCTCCGCCCATCATGGCGGCCATCGGGCCCCAATCATCTCTACGGTTATTACCGTTTGCCAAGATGGCAGCTGCGAGCGCGTTGTCGTTGTTATCGCGGTCGCAACAATAGATTTTTTCTACAGTTTCTCCCATAATTTGAAGAATTTAGAAAGTTAATAAAAATGTTAATTGTATATGCAAACGCCTCTCTAGAAAAGGCGTGAAGCATCAAGTCAATGACTCCCAAGCGGCAGAATAAATCCATTGCCCTTGTATATCAAGATGTATTCCATTATTACCTAATGAGTTCATAAAATCAGGCATGTTCATGTCTGTATAATATGTATCATGTACATCATTGCATATTTTATCAAGATTTAGTATCACGTTATATCCCTTATCTATTGCTAACTTCTCAGCTCCAGAGTAATTACATTTTACAGTATCTGGATAATCTCTATATCCCTGTTGCCCACAGTGAGGTAGCCATACGCCAATATCAGAGCCGATATTCTTACCAAGACTTTCAAAATATGTTTTCAAATTGTCCATATTTGTATTCATAGAAGCGATTTGGCCTGAAAAAGTTTTATTAGCAAGATTATTATAACACATTTCAAGTATAATAGCATCACATGGAACAAATTTGAACATGGCACTTCTTAAGTTATATATAGCTTGCTGAGTATATCCACCAATGGCCATGTTATTTATATGTAAAGCATAAGGCAAATCAGATGTTCCCCAGTATGTAATACCCCAATAAATAAGATACTTAGAAGTGTCTGAGCTCTTTGTTATTGTGATAGTTGTCGGTAAACTGGTATCAGTTATATTGAAATATAACCTCATATTTGGTATTCCAAAGCTATCATTTCCACCACTTACTTCCGTTAAATTTTCCATTGATAAATCACAAACATGGTTATTAGCTTCCACAGCTCCTTCTCCATTGAAGTCATTAGGAATAGTATTGACTTTTACTATTCCATTTCCTCTATCAACAGCTATAGTTACACTATCGCCATGAGTATGTGCATGATATAAAAAGTCAAACTTACTATATCCTGCTGGTATGGTAAACTTTATAGAAGCATTTGCAGAATTACTAAATCTTTTAGGAATATTTCTTTGCCACCAAGAATCTTCTGACTTATCAAATTGATAAGGAAAGCTTGCTTCATCAATTTTTGTAGAAACTTGCATTATATTAGTGCCAATTTTTCCTGCAAAATTAGGGTCTTCTCTTCTTGTTTGACCTATGTATTCTGTCCTGAAAGTTCCAATCTCAGTAAATATCGCTTGGCTATCATCAGACCACGTATTATCCCAATCTCCAACAAGGGATTTTTTACCATAATCAAATCTTCTATATTGTGGATTGCCCCATCCTAAAGCATTCCATAACATATTAGCATTTGCTTTCTTGTCACAAGTTGGTGGAACAGCTGCTACACCTTTTTCATCTTTTGTAAATGTTGATTGAAATGCAAAAATACTATCCCCGCAAAGTGTTAAATAAACATCCTTAAATTGTGGCTTTATTATAGGAAACTTACCAACTGAATTTGGAATAATAGTTTTAGCTCTTTGTTTAATAGTACTTATTTTTTCATTATCTTCAAGCTCAGCAACTCTTGTTTCTAAATTGTATATATCGCGTTGTAACGCTGTAAAATCTTTTATACTTTTTAAGTATATGTATACATAAAATGTTTTATCTATATAAGCATAAGTATTCAGCATTAAATACCCATCTTTAGTAGGAGTATATTCAATCGTTTCATTGTTATCAAAACTCCTTTTTGTTTCAAAAACGGCTTCATAGCCTCCATTTAATGAGCCTTGTGTATATGTCACATAACAAGATAAAGACTTAAATTTAGTGTTAGCTGTATTACTAATAAGATTTTGTACTAATCTTATTTGATATTTTTTGCCAGCATATAATTTTTTCTTAAACCATAAAAAATTAATGTTAGTGTAGCCATCTGTATCATTATTACCTGTAAGAGTTCCAACTTCAATTTCATCTGTTGTTATATCCGATTTTTGAATAGTTTGTTTTACAGTAACCGATACAGAGCCATTAACAGTTGCACCGATGTTAAACATCAAATATCCATTCACATCAGGAATAAATTCAATTTCTAAAGGCAATCCTTTTGCTTTACTAAATTCACCTATTTTAACATACCCATACGAATTAGTACCTTGGACATTGTCTGTGTATAATGATATGCTGTTTATTTCTTCTTCATTGGTATATTCTATGCCAAACTTATACTTATTTCCTTTAATAAGTTCTAAATCTGTGAAATTAAATGCTCTATTTGGGCCAGAAGCACTCTCTTCATTATTACCAGTTAAAGTATATAAACCCATATTAACAACATCTTCAAGCTCAGCAACGTCAGATGATAGCTTGTCAACGTCAGATGATAGCCTTTCTGCATAATTTTGCAATGATGACAAAATGTTCATATAGAATTTTTCTTGCCAAGATTGCTCAAAATTAACAGAACTTCCTTCACCTATGTAAATACCCCACAATAACCCATACGTATATTTGCCTTCAGGATAAGTATTAACAATAATCCAGTTGCCATCTGTTGTGTTTTTATAGAACCCTTCTCTTATCAGGTTATGCGCTGCATAAGCATCGCAGGCTCCAAACCTTAAACTATGAATGGCTTGAGTTCCTATTTCAAGTTCAAGTGTATAATAATCTTCAATGCTTATATCAATTTTCTCAGATAATGGTAATTTTATTATATCACCGCTTTTTAATTGATTGAACTCATCTGGTGTGACAGTAATAGTATCAATCAATTCTGTAAATGCTGTATTTATGGTGGCGCCGCTTCCTTTATAAAGTCTGAAAATTAAACTGCTACCAATAGTTGAATTACTACTTTTAATGACAAACAGCGTTTCAATTTCCTGAGCAGCAACCCCATGAATAACAGAAGCCCAGTTAGTTTGTAGGCCTCCTAAGTCGGGTTGTTTATTTGCTATTCCTCCAAAAGTAAATAGCTTATTTTTAGTTGTTAGGCTATTATCTTCAAGCTCAGCAACGTCAGATGATAGCTTGTCAACGTCAGATGATAGCTTGTCAACGTCAGATGATAAATCTGTATAAATTTTACAAGATATGCTAATATCTGATAAAGCGGCAGTGTTAAACATTATATATCCATCTTGCTGCGCGATAAAATCTACAATAAACTCGTTATTCGAAGAAAGGTTTTTATAAGATTCTATAATAGCAGCATATCCTCCAGATAAATTTCCTTTGTTAGTTGTTATATAACAACTAATACTTTTTACATTTCCAGTTGCCGTAAATTGTAATCGCCCTTTATATCCTTTTTTAAGATACGTATTACCCCAATAAAAAGCAATTTTGTCTTCTCCAATGCCATTTATAGTACCGGTTTCTTTAATTCCGCTGTGCAAATTTAATTCTTTATACGAAATAAAAGCCCATTCGTTGTCGTCTGTATTATATATTATAGCAAATCCTGAATTTTTTAATGTTATGCCATTAAAATTTGAATATACACCTAATTCTAAAGCAATATAAAATACTGGGCCATCTGGAGTTCCTGGATTAGTAGTTGGCGTAGCTATACCAGCGAATGTTGCATTTTCTCCAACAGCACTAACAATACTGTTGAGAGTATTCTGCAAAACAGCACCAGTAATTTCTTGGTTACCATTCGTTTTTATAACGTCTGCAATAGTTGCTTTTAATGTTGTCCAATTTGCCATATTACTCTATATTAAAATCATTATTAAAATCGCCATTAAAATCTCCGCCAGATAAACTAGGAGCATATCCACCTATATTAGCTATAACAGTATCAGTCTCAAATTCGCATTCAACCGCTGCTAAATCTCCTTGGTCTTCCCATTCAGGCTCCATGCTAAATGTAGTCAAATCATAGGTTTGCAATTTACTTGTAATTTGTTTGCTTTCGCATAGTCTTACAATTCTAAGTGCATCGCATAGATATTCAGGAGCTACGAATGTAAACTTATAAATCTTTTTGCTTACTTGGCTCTCAATAAACGTATAGCCCATCCGCTCAGTAGCTTCTTCCTCAAAGTCATATTCAGGTTTACCGATTTGTGTATTCAAGTAGCACCTAAATTTGAAATTGTCAGAAAAATCTACTATACCATTTTTAAGCTCAAAGTTATATGAGTTGTAATACTCAAGAAGCAGATAATCGTCTACCTTATTGCATACTGTAAAAATATCAGAATATATAGTTCCTAAACCAGATATAGATATTGCCAAATAGTATTGGCCTTCATGCTTTATTTGAACTATAGGAAGAGTACCAGGATATTTAAGAAGCTTGAAGCTAGTATATGATTTAATTGTTAGGCCATTTTCTTTCATGTTTGTAGTAATATTAGTGTATTTACCAGTATTAAAGTCATATAGCCTAACCCAATTCACTGATGTTCCACTAGTTAAAACTACTTGAAATGGTAATAACATATTCTTATAGGTTATTAGCGGATAAACCTGGCCAAAAGCATAATCTTTACGATGATTTTGCAGTGCAAGATTATCGTAAAAAGGCAATGGCGATATGTTATTATTCACTAACTTCATGTTGCTAATTTACAAATAAAAATCTGTATAAGAAAATTTCTTAATAATTTTTAACATAAGCATTATTCCGGCCTGTAAAGCAGATTTACTTTAGCCATTCTAGTGTCTAAACTGATAGACATTTCATCTATTTTTCCATTCCCAAAGGAGGTTTTAATAAGTTCCAATTCATCTAAATCTTCTTCTGTAGGAAATTCTATAGTGTGCTTCATGCATTTTTTAATATCTCTTGTGTATATATTTCCAATTACATTAGACTCTAAATTTGATGCTGGCATATCCCACATATACATATTTTGTAAATATATCCACGATGCATACCAGTTTTGTGCTATAGCTTTATAACTATTGCCATTTTCATCAATAAGACCATCTATAGTAAGAATTGGTAATTCAAGTAGTGAACCATTTTTTACAGGACATAAAAGTGCAAAACCGTCTTCTGAAAAGTTTGTTGGATTAAATAACATATAATCTACATCAGATGAAAACTGTCCAATGTTTATTTCTTCTGTTTTATCTTTTTGTATATAATTAGATTTCACATCAATGGTTACACCACCAAACAAATCGGTTACATCGTCCATCCATGCAAATTCGTATCGCTGATTTAGGTCTGATTTTTCAAACTCTACTTCAGATTGGAAATAAGATGATAGCTTCTTATTGAATTGGTCTGTAAGTTTAGTAAAATCAAGCTGATAGCTTGACCTACTAGAATAGCTTCCACCATTCATAAAGAAGTATACGTGCTCTATTTTGAATTTATTGTCTTCAATATACCAATAACATCTAAAGCAATCACACAACATTTTCATAAGCTCTTCGAGTGAAGTTTCAGCTTTCTGAGCAGGCTGGTCATAATCACCTTTTAATATATTGGTTTTTTGTGTAATATACACATAAAATCTTGCTAATCCTAGTGGATTAGTTGTGCCATATAAAAATTGGCTATATTCTGCAGTTGGCTCATGTGATAATGTAGGGTCTATTTTCTTGAGAATAGCCTTTATGGCCGCGCCAATAGAATAACTATCTTTTAATACATACTGTTTTCTTAATTTTTCTTCAAAATATTCATAAAAACTATCATATACATACCACAGTGAAGCATTTGCCCATGAATTTTTGCTAATAGGCAAAGGTCTTCCTAAGCCTGTACTACTAGGAATAAACTGGTTAGTAAAATACTGTCCGTAATCATTTAGACCATATTTTGTTGGCTCATCTACTGCTCTAGAAGTACAAAAGAATAAACCTCCTTTTAAGCCAATACATTTTTTATAGTTTCTATTATCAGTGACAAAATCATCTGATGGTAAATCATAGGTATTTTTAACACCTTCTGAGTCTTCTACAGTATCTACATCACAAAGTAAGCGCCTATATATTCTATATGTAAACAAATTACTTATAGTACATGAGTTTTTAGCATTTTCCACATCTATTAGTTTAGAGGTATATCTTAAGTGTTTATCATTAGTGTAATCTCGGTCTTCTGAAAACAGCGTTTCATCATCGATATTAACAGCTGTTTCAGATTTATATATTACTTTATTATCTGAATTTCTTTTTATCATAATAAAGTAGCTTACATCTGTAAATGGTGGTTGAGCATCAGGATTTTTCTCTAAATAGCAAGTATAGCCATTCCAGTTGCTATAATAACCATTAGTTCCGGCATATACGCCATTAACACCTGCTTCGTTAGAATTTCCTATGTAAAATTCATTACCAGATTTTATATAGGAAAAATAGAAGTTATTTATAAGCGCAGCATTGTCATCTATGCTTTCATTCACATCATCTTCCCAATAGGTACCACCGAAGAAATTAGTTATAGAATTGGCACCACGGACATAAACTTGCATGAGTGAGCATTTATGCAAGTTTATTTTAGATATTTCAGGAGCAAGCTTTATAAGGTCATAAGTATTTTCATACTTGTTCATAACCTCAGTATATCCATCTACTGCTGTAGTTTTAAGTTCACATTTCTTCTTATCATGGTCGAATTTACAATCAGTCTTACTAAATTCACCTCTATAATATTCAACCCATTTTTTGGAAGTACTGCTATATTTATCTATTATAAAAACAAGTTGGTCTTCTATGTTTGATTGATTTACTATTTCGTAGTCAGTGCCAAACAAATTTATTTTTCCATCTAGCGAAATACGGAAAAATTCTTGGCCACTTTCTTTTGCATATTTCTTATTAAGCTCTTTGTAATGAGGTCTTACTTCTACTTTATCACCATCATTCTTTGATATGTAGAATTTATATTTCGGAGGTATCATATCTTTTAGTTTTTAATTATGCGTTTAACATTTCTATGTTGCATTATAACAGTTCCATCTGGCATAGTATAATACCTTGTTTCATTCTGCTTTCTAATGCTTCGTACGTCATCCTCAATTTTAGAGAGGTCAATACTATTATTAGAATTGAGAGAAATATTTAGCCTATCAGAATTACCAAATGCATTTAAGTACTTATCTTCGAATGTTCCTTTGTTGAAGCTATCTATTACATCTGGTAGTATCTTACGATATTTTCTTGTTCTTTGCTTATTAATGATAGCAAGAGCCTCACCACCTTCAGCTTTCATACGACGCTTCTTTTTATTCTCTACACCCAAATCGATGTCATTACCTGATGCGTGAGAACCTCCTTCCAAGAACTCAAGACCACCTTCACCATATTCTTCTGATTGACTTGCAGTTACCTGCTTAGCTTTAACTTTCGCAACAGCAAATGAGGTCCACATCGTAGCAATAGCAGCCAATGCAAGGGCTGGGCCGACGATAGGTATTGAAGAGAATGAGCTCCATAAATTAGCAGAAGCAGTAATAAGTGAAGATGCTTGAATTACAGTATTAAGATTTTCTTGACGCTTTTGGGCAGCAGCAAGCATTTTCTGTTTTTCTTGCTGGTTTTTCTTTTCTTGTTCAAGTTCTTTTTTAGCTGTTGCTACATTGTTAGCATATCCATTATTTCTTGCTTCTACTTCTGCATCGTAAGCACTCTGTGCAGCTTCTACTCTTTTTTCTGCAGCTTCTACAGCCTGTTCAGCTAATTCAACTTCGGCATCCGTTATAGACTGAAGTTGTTCAATTACTATATTAACTGCATCTCCAAGAGCATCAATCTGGTCATCATCAAAACCAAGCTTTTCAAGTAGAGTACCACCTAACCCTTTTTTACCAATATTGGCAACAAAGTCATTGGGTTCAGAAAGTTCTCTATCTATGCCTTTTACTGTAGATTTAGCTGCATCTATTTGAGCTTGGCTCCAATCTAATCCACCGGTTTCTGCTAAACGTATTTGTTCTTGCCATCTAGCTTTTTCTTGCTCAAGTTTGAATCTGGTTATCTCAGTTTCGCTGCGCTTAACTTCATTAAATATAGCTTCATCAAGAGCTTGTTGCTCATCAAAGCTAGTCATTTGGAATGACCCTTTAGTTTGAGCTGCAGACTTATCAAACTGTGCATTTATTACAGATGTACTTACTTGCTGTTCTGCAGGTTTAGCAGCATTTTGCGCTAAAGCTAATTGTCTACGTACTTCATTTTGCTGAAGTAGCAGATTAAGTTCATCTTCACTGCCTTTTTTTACTAACTCAAGCTGATTTTCAATATCGCGTTCTCTAGCATCAAGTATTTGCTTATCATAATCTGCATACAAATCAAGCTTTTTCCTATTAAGCTCAATAAGTATTTCTTCTTCAGACCTTGCATGTTCATCTCCAGCAGCTAATAATTTAGCATTAGTATCTAATACCAATCGATACTCTGCTTCAAGATTTTGCCTCATGAGTTCTCGTTCTTCTACTAATGAAGCTTCCATCTGAGAAGCATCTCGAGTAACAGTTACATTCGTAGTAACAGTTGTTTCTGTATTCTTGGGCGCATTTTCAGCTATAGGAGTTGGGCTAACAGCTCCTGTCTGAGTTTCACGTTGAAGCTTAAGAGAATTAGCTGCTTGCTCTCTTTGTATTTGCTCTAGTTGAAGAGCTAAAGCCTTAAGATTATTTGCTATAGTGCTATTTATCCAAGCATTTTGCTGTGCTATTTGCTTCTTTTGGTCCTCAGTAAGTTTTTTATACTTGCCATCTACATTCTTTACATATTCATCATTTTTGCGAAGCATTTCCCTGAGCTTGTTATTCTCATTCTGCACTTCATCAGCAGCAGTTTTACGCCTCTTTGCAAATTCATCTTTTTGTAAAGCGGTTATACTCTCTTCATACTCTTTTTGTGCCTTTATGCTATTTTGGTTAATGATATTAGTAAGGTCACGCGGCTCTCTAGTGCGTGTCTTCTTATGAGGCTCATCTACTCCAGCAGCATTAAGCTCAGCTTTAGCCGCGGCTTCATATCCAGCTGCTAAGTCAAAATAGGCATCACCAGTTTTTTCAGCTGCATCTGCTTCATCATTTAAGTCTTTAATTCTCTGTTGCTTAAAATCTTCAGCCGATATTTGGTCTGCTAAATCAAGATTAGCTTGAGGAACATAGCCTCCTTCACCGGTTCTTAAACTACTTTGTACAAACCAGTTTTGAAATTCATCCCACCTAGATGGTCCTTGGGCTTGTTCTGTTTCAGCTTTATTTCTTGCAACTAATGCTTTTTCATATTGTTCAGCTGCAAGCTTCTGAGCTGCTGCAGCTTTTGCTCTAAGCCTAAGAGCATTAACAACAGCTTCAGTATTATTTACAAAGATATTCTCAGCATCAGTTACATCATTAACTGCAATACCGAGTTTATCAAATTCAGATTTATTATCTTTTATCCACTGATTTTTCTCAGCTGTGGTTTTAAGATTTTTCCATTCTTGTTGAAGCTGTTTTAATGATACTATATTATCACCATATCCACCATTTGTCTCCTCTAATTCTTTTGCTATATTATCTAAAGCATCAGTTAAAGATATAACTGCGGCTCTACCTTTGAACAGATTGCCAATCCATTCAATGATTTGGCCACCAAACATGGATAATACAGTGAGTACTATTACAAGTATAGTATTCCAACTAAATAAAGCTTTAACAATAGACTTTGTTACGCTTACAGTAGCTTTACCTTCTGCTTGAAGAGCTTTATTCTGAGCGCGCAAACGGTTAATCTCATCAACAACTATAGGAATGTTGTTTGAGATACCTAAGAAGAAAGTATTGAGTGAAACTGCAGTAGCAGGAAGCTCTCGAACTACTTGAGAAATAGATATACCTAAGCCATCCCATGTTCTCTGATAATGGCCTACCGACAACCTATAATTACCAGTTGCTTCTTGCAGCTTTATCATTTGCTGATAAAGAGCATTAGTCTCAGTTTCAAGCTTTTTACCTCCATCTGCAGCTTCTCTTTCAGCAGCAGACATCTGATTAAGCTTTATTTTATTTAACTCATATTGTGCTGAAAGTCTATTATATGACCCTTCTGCAGAAGCAGCTATTGTTGCTTGAAGCTGAGCAACTCTGTTTGCTTCTTTTATTTGAGTTGAATACAGCTTTAATTGCTGATTTTCTTCAGATTGAGCGTAAGCTAATTTCTGTTGTGCCTGAGCTATAGGGTCAATAGTAGCTTGCTGCTGCCTTCTAGAAGAAGTCAGCTCAGATATTTTTCTTTTTAATTCTGTAAGTCGCTTGCCTTCATCTGATTGCAAATAAGCTAACCTCTGTTCAGCTTTTTCAACTTCAGATAAAGTTTGAATATGCGGCTTCATGGTATCATCAAGAGCCTTAATTTGATTTTTAAGGTTGATAATATCATTCAAAAGCTGTTGGCCCATTTGACTATCTGCTCTTTCTGCATCTGTAAGAGACTTATATAATGATACAGCCTCTTTTAAGTCAGATTTAAGCCTATCATAAGACGATACAGCTTGTTGCAAATAGCGCTGCTGTTCTACAGTAGTTCTATTTGCATCTGCTGTTTGAGCTTTAAGCCATGCTATCTGTTTACCGGTATCTGATATAGCGAGCTTAAGCTCATTCTGTGCTCGTTCAAGCCTTGATGTAGAAGCTGTAGCTTCATCAATGCTTTTACGCCCATCACTTGTAGCTCCACTAACAGACTTAAGAGCATGCACAACTCTATCTGCGCCTGCTCTTATAGCATTCACCATGACTTCATACTGCTGGTTGAGTTCTCCTAATTGCTTTACAAGCTTTTCAATAGAGTCATCTGGCTGTATTATGTCACTATATTTTATTTTATCGTCTTCAGCCATAATTATTTCCTATGTTTATTACGTTTCAAACTCTTTGCCTCGGCTTCTGCTTGAGCTTTTATATTATCAATAGCATTATAGAATTGAAGCACTGTCATCTTTCTAGCATCCATATTTGTTTTTTGAGCTATGAGTAAACAAGTACTTTCAAATTGCTTATCATATTTAACCTCAACAGACTCACTTCCTATATATGTTTTTGGTGTATGCATATTAAGCATCATTATATCTATAGCCTCAATTTGTTCTGAGTTATCAGTATCATTTATAACTGAGTCTAATACAAGAAGTGTTCTAGCTTTAAGCTTATCATAAGCTTCTTTTTCCTTTGGATTTACAAAATCACCCGGAAAGTATATTTCTAGTTCACTTGTGACTTTTTTTTTAAGCCACAAAAGAAAATCTATGACTTTAGAATGCTTAATCTCTTTAAGGTCCTGAAGTAATTTTTTAAGCCCGTCATCTGACAAATCATTAACTTCTTTTCCGTCCACACTATGTATAAGAGCAGCAAAAGCTAAATACTTCGGCGATATTTCACTGTTTACCATGTAGATATTCTGCCGCATATTTTGCAATTCCTGCAAAGCCTTTCTATTATTATTTGATTTTATATACTTTGCTATCTTTACTATATGAGCATCAATATCATCCGCATCTGACCCAATGCCTGAGTCAATAAGCAGATATTTATTGTACTTTTGAAAATTTACGATTGGCATTTCATCTATGCTATCATAAACCCGTACAATTTTTTTATTTATAAGTAGGCTTTTCATATCAAAATTCGCGTTATAGGGGTTGATATTATTGGAATAAATAAGATATTCATCTCTCTAAAGAAAATAGCGAGAATGACAGCGAGAATGAGCGACGTCCAAAAACTTAAGCAAAAATCACAATCGAATAATTGAGAAATTAGCTTAGGTGCTTTGGCAATTATATTGTCTCTTATGCCTAATTTTCCAATCAGCAATATAACGAATGCTGCTGCTAAGGCTATATATATTAAAGCCGAAAGCAATGTTATAAAATATACCGTTGACATAATTCTCTAGTTGTTAAAGTGAACTCAATTCTAATTCCTGCATAAGGGTACATAAAGAATTGTTTATCAATATCTTGTATGCCTTCTCCTTTATAAGTATAATTGTTATATATTTTTTCTATAGAGTACCCTTTGTATATGTTTTCAAAGCGCTCGTATATATCATTGATAACAAGTTTACCTGTAGTTGTAATAATACCAGGTGTCGTCAGTACTCGTATTATTTCATCTTTAATTTCTTCAGTGTGAAGCGCAGTTTCATCATCGTAGATACTGCTTAAATCATACCAAAATATAATGGCCCCGCTGAAAGTATATTGAGGCAATGACTGCACTACTTGAGTAATTCTTTGCGGGTCATATATATCAAACCATGAAAAATTACCAAAATTGTCATTTGGCAACAGCGAAACATATTCACTATTACCATTATACATGGCAGGATATATAAATTTATTACCATCTGGCCTGTGCTCAACTAACTTGTAAGCACGGCCAAATGCATAATTAAGCCACTTAAGTTTTTCCATCAGCGACTTCTGCATATCCTGCAATATCTTATCAAGCAATACAGGATTATCTTTATACCTTATTTGTACTGAGCTTTCTTTCATTGTCTTATTGCCTGTTTTAATCTTTTAACTAATTCCTTTCGTATATGAGAACGGATAATTCTGGTAAAGTTTTTATCCGTTAACCTGAATATCTCTTCTCCATATTTCTCTACGAGGTCTTGAGTTTTTTCATCACTCGCTGTTATATAAAACCCTTCTGAGTCAAATACTACATACATTGACTCATGAAAAGCTCCAGTGTCTCGTAAGGTAACTCGAGTTGTCGGTTGGCCTTTTCTCTTTTTGTTTTGTATAGTTTTAGGTGCATAAGGCATATAATCCATAATCTTTTCGCCTCGGCCATTGATACCTCTGCGATACAACTGGTCATCTGCTATTGCAGATACTATCACATCCTCTTTATCACGGACAATATCTTCCAATAGCATAGGCAAGCTATCTTTGAATGCTCTCAAGCGATATTCAAGATTGCGAAGTGTTGCATTATACCTTTTTACAGCCATACTATACAGTTCTATATTTTATACCATTGTTTTTGCAAGGAAGACAAACTCTGTCTATTCCTTCAGTACTAAGCTTAATTGCCTTAAATGCCATATCGAGTTGATAGCTAAGACCTGATTTTTTCATAGATGAAGAGTCGCCATCAACTTCATATAGAATATCAAGCCTAGAAGCATTTATTGAATGCCTATTTGTACGAACATTGGCATTATAGGCAAATTCACGAAGCATATCTACGGCTACCTGCTTAGCTATGACATCTTGAAACATCATTCTCTGCTCAACTATAAAGTCTGTAATATCACAGCTTACAGTAACTTCTAAGTTTAATCCGTAGTTATTATCATAGGTATATTGATTGTTTTCAACGTCCCATAGATGAAGCGGGCACTTTGCAAAATCTTCGTTAAAGTCATCATTGAAATTAACTGCATCTACAAGTTCTTCATTTACAAAAAATGGATGAATTTCAAGATACTTAGACCATGCCATCCAAGCAAGTAATTCTCTACGCGAGCATGAACCACAAGGCTCTTTTGACCAATCTTTATTTTTTCTAATAGCTTGACTTCCCTCTGGAAGTTCAGACTGAAAATAGCATAAATACCAACTTCCTCCTGCATCATTATCTTCACTTTGATATGGCAAATAGAGGTCATCGACTGTAAACCATTCAGCGCTATTATCTCGTATCTTATTAAGCTTTATAATCTTTACTGGAGCATCCATACTTGAATGCATAAGATACAAAATATATTCTCCAGCCTTAGTAAACTGAAGGCATATTTTATTTATTTTTGTGGTTACACCTTTTGCTCTTACTGGTACAATTTCAAAGCCAACTAGGTTTTTCTTATTCTTTACAGTATCTACTAATCTACCTGTTCCATCAAACAAAGTACGACTTTCGCATAATGGCTTGTTTGTTCCTTCTACCGTTTTTTCATTGCAGTATCTAGCAATAGCCTTTTGAATGCTTACTTTTGTTTTGCTCTCAAGCCATTCAGAAAATAAATTGGTTTCAACCCAATACTCAGACTCAATATCAGGCTGTTTTCCTTGTGCTTTTTGAAGCGCTTTATATTGTGTTCCTTGATAATCAACCACATTGCCTTTGCTATATTCCTTTTCAGAATTGTATTCTGGAAAAGTGATATTCTTAAAATCCGGAGCAATACATGACATATTCTGCAAAGTCAGCAAAGGATGAATTTGTTGAAAATATAGGCCACTTTCACTCACGGTTAAAGCATCAGATATTTTTAAGTCTGATGTATCATAATTCTGCTCCCACCCAATAAGATGTAACAGCTTTTCTTGTATATCGTTGGCTCTAACCATAATTCTTAATTTTTAATGAAAAATAGGAGGCCACTATCGCCTAGTGGCTCAGTGTGCCTCCTACCAAAGCTAATAACAACTCAAAGATTTGCTATCGGTTTATCATCCTCCAACTCCTGCAGAGGCCTCCTTAGTGTTAACCGGATTGTCTTCAGAGTTGACAACGACCACAGGCTTAGCATAAACTGCATCTTTACTTGATACGTTGAACGCCAGAATAGGACTTGCCAAAGTGCTAGGTGCGCTGTTATATGCGGTCAAGAAGGCCACATCAACAGCAAAGCCATAGTGCTCTTTACGAGTACGAGTCATATCAGCAGTAGCGGCCCCTGCGATAGTATTGTAGTCACCTACAGAATCGTAGAAATATGTACCAACAGGCATATTCAACAGAGGCAAAGTAGCAATGCCCCACTCATGGCCATCACCGGAAACAGTTCCGAGCAAGCAGTCACGCTCGAAGCGAGTCAACATTCCAAGAGAGCCGGCATTTACAGCATAACCTTGAGCATACTTACCTCCGGCAGCTGCGATGTTGTTTGTCAGGTGAACAATCTTAGTGCCGAACTCATTCTGCTTGTTTACGTCATTGTAAAGGCCGTGCTGCTGCAGTTTACGCATAATAGACTCAACACCGGGGTCACCTACAATATGCAACTGACCATAGAAGTCATTTGCTCCCATCATAACCTCAAGGTCACCAAATACGTTTTCACGCTCAGTCCACTTTGCATTGATGGCATTAGAAGACCAGTCATACAACAGCGGGTTTTTCAAAACCTGTGTTTTGTTAGCTGCAAGAGTAGCAAGAGCGGCTTCATCAAGCTTTTTCGCAAAAGCATAAATGTACTTCATCATCTTGGTTTCAAAGTCCTTCTGAATGCCAATTTCGTTGTTCATATACATTGCCGGAGCAATAGTAAATCCCCACGCATAAGTGGCAAACGTGATTTGAACCATTCGAGAAGTGTTTTCACTGTCGGCGATTGTCAAGGTGCGAGTACTACCGATAGTAATATCAGCATCGTAGTCAATTACCGGAGTTTCCAGCGTGTTACCGATGGAGGTCCTTGCTTTTTGCTTCAGTTCCTCAGTGAGGATGCCAGTAGGGTCTTCAGACTGCACCATAAAAGCATTCAGCGCACCGTACCTACTGGGGCGATACTCAAACTTATCAAGGTTAGAGTTCGCACGAATGTTCTGGATACGTGTTAAAACTAGACTCATAACTTTTATTAAGTTTTTAATTGTTAATAATTATGCTATTATGGTGCATTACCCTTTTACGCCTCATAGCATTTTTTCGTTTATCTCTTAGGATGTGCCATTTTATCTAATAGGCAAACTTGCCACATTGTTTTCAGTTCTCAGCTGCATTGACTGGTCTGCAAATTTCTGTGAGTCACGGGTCAAACCATTTGCAAGCAGATGTGCCTCAATGGCTTTATCGGCCTCAACTTGGCTCTTGATGCCAGACAAATCAAGTGTTCCACCTGTTCCGCCTGAACCAGACCCAAAGCCTCCTGTTCCACCGCCTGTCTGCTGACGACCTGTATCGATTACATCTTTAAGCGATGTTTCCATTACAAGCTCCTGCATTGTATAAGGATTAAGATTGTTCTTCGGATTGTTGAGGATATTACCATCCGCACCACGAATAACAAGTTTCTTTCCTCCTTGGCCGTCCTCTATGAAATCAGGAGTACCTTTTGCAAGGACTTCTGCTTTTGCAGCATTGAGCAGCGTCTTCTGAATAGGCTCAGTAATACCACTCTTAAACTTAAGACCTGCTGTAGCAGCTTGAAAAGCATAATCTACATGCGTGTCCTTAATAGCTTTATCAAACTCTGCCTTTTTGGTATTGAACTCAGTTTCCTTTGTCTGAAGTTGAGTTTGAAGCTGAGTTACTTGAGCTTTAGCATCTTTCAGCTGTTGCTTCAAAGTTTCATCGCCAGCTCCTTTTTCAAGTTTAGACTGGAGCTCTGCAACCTGTGCCTGAGCAGCAGTAAGCTGAGTTTGAATTGTTTTTGCAGACTCTGCTTTAGTTTTGTACTCGCCAAGTACGCGCTTAGCATAGTCGTAACTTTTTTCACCATCTTTCTTTTTAATGCCTGTAATGCCAAGAATATCAGTGTCATACTGACCGTGCAATGCGCCGATTTTAGTACCTATAACGGTATTCTCATCATTTCTTGACATCTCAGCAATTGCATTCAGCTGGTCATCTGTAAGACCTGTTAAAGCTGAACTTTGTCGTAACATCTCAATTGTTAACATATAGCTTTGTTTTTATTGTTAATTACTTTTGTACTAACTCTGCAGCATCTCCGTATGGGTCATGCAAGGCCGCCATAATGGTATAACCAAGGCCTTTATACGTTTTCTTGAAAAGCTGCCACTCTGCGAATGTGAACATTTGAGTATATGCTGGTGACTCTTCTTTGCCAGTCATTGGATTAAACCTACGACCACGCACGATTGACAAGTGCACCATCTTCTCAGTACCCGGCTTAGGAGTATAACCACTCTTAGCCTGTGTTTTCGATGCCGATGATTTTTCTTCGATAACATCATCAACATCTACTAGGAAAAGAACTACCTCGTCAAGCTCTTCCTGTAAGTCGCTTGTCCAAGCTTTTCCGCCTTTAGCCTTAGCAGCTTCTAGTTCTGCTTTACGCTCTACGGCCTTTTTCTTATAAGACTTAACATCCTCAAGACTGAGTGCCTGTAGTTGCTGAAGTTCCAATTTCTGTAACATATTCCAAAAGTTTTTTGTTTATAATATCTATTTTTTCTCTCATTGGCTTATTTGAAGCAAACTCAATTATGTTAATGTTCTCACGTTCAAATTTTTCGACTAAAGTACTAAAATTTATTTTAAGCTTTACCAAATTTTCATTTAATAACTCTTTTTCATACAATTTTAACACTTCATCCAGCGTTTTATGTGGATATGGTTCCAATTGCTTTAAGATGAGCATTCTCTGAAGTACCAAAGGATTATTGCGATACTCAACCTCAAGAATTTGTTGCGATATAGCATCTAGTTCTGAGTTAGACGCACCATTCTCCTTCGCTTGTTTGTACTTAGAATATAGCTCTGTTACTGTGAAAACGTAAAACTCTGTACCCCAGTTTACAGAAGATGATATGAAAGCACCTCCATACCTGAGTTTGCAAACAGTATCTTCAACAAACTTCTGTGCCAATTCAAAATTAGTCTTAAGTGCGTTAAGCACTGAAGTCTTACTTTCAAAGTTAGCAGTTACTTGAGTTTCATTGATTGCTTCTTTTTCACTTACTGTACCTCCTGAACCAACTACTGAAACAACAATCTCATTTTTAAGCCTTGCACACTCACTAACATTATATTTAAGTGAGTTTTTATCAATAGTGGTAATCTGGACTGGGTTACGCATATCAGCTACACCCTCGGTCTGATTAGGAATAGGCACCTCTAAGAATGAACCAGGTCCAGCTATTCGCTTTTCACTGCAGCATGGGCATTTCTCCACTGTGCCATCATTGAGTATTTTGTACTCACCTTTGGCATTGCGAAGAAAGCCTCCGTCGCAGTAGTCACCAGTCTCATTATTCTCAAAGTTACAGTCAGCTTCATAAGCACTATAAATAGGATATGGCGCATAAAGGTCAAGATGCTGTTTAGATATTGAGAAAAATAAATACCAGTCCAAATTAGAAAGCTCTTTTGTAATTGGGTTCTTTTTAAGGTCTTTATTTTTCTCGTTCAACTGTGTTGACCAAAAAAATCTTGCAGGACAATATCCTAAATCATGCTGAGCCTCAGAAACTAATGATTGAATTTCATTCTTTTCGTTAAGCTGATAAATCCTAATGCTAGTATCATCAAATACTGCTATTCTATGCTCTGGCTGATTAAAAATAAGCCAGTTAAACAAATTCTCATCTTGTTTAGAAAGCTCATAATCAATCACAGAATCGATTTCAAGCCAATAAAAATATGGCTCAGGGCGTGATGTAGTTTGTACTTGAGGAAGGTCAATTACTAAAATACTATTGGGTGATACCTGCATTCGCTTCCACCCCATTGTCTTCCATACCTCTGGCTCATTAAGATTGCTCTTGCGATACAAGGCCCAGTCTTCTGCAAGCTCTGAGTCTGTAAACTGATATGAGCTAGATGAGTTACGGCTATAGAAAACTCTTTCGAGCTCTCTATAGACGTCCTCAACTACGGCAGGGGTTGGCAACGGGAATTTGAACAGCTGCAAGAATATATTGAACTTATCTTTTGGAAGCAAATGCTTTACCCAATCTAAGAATATGGTAGTAGGTTGGTTAATATCAGATACAGCGATATTCGTCTCAGTATGGAACCTAAGACGACGCTGCATATTTACAGCTTTCTGAATAGTCTGACGTTTAGTCGGCTTTTGCAGAATTTGCTTTATCTGATTTAACTCTAAGGCCATTTTCTTCGTCGTAATAATAATTGCTATCTTTCGGTAACTCCCATCCGCCGTTTAAGGCTGGGCCCATATCAAGCAATCGTTCTGCGTGTTGAAGGCCGAACTCTTGCTTGATATTATGCTTAGGCACAACCAGCGTTACCGTTTGTTCTTTTTTCTTTCTTACACTCATAGCTGAAATTTTTTAAGCTCCAGCGGAAGCTACGTTAACCCAATCAGTGAGAGGATTAAAGTCCAAAGTTTCACGTTTGATAATGTAGAACTTATCACTCCAGTTAGGAACAAAAGACCAGCTAATAGCATTGCTATCAGGCTCTTCATACCCGCCAAGTGACTTATCACCTACAAAGAAGCTGTAAATAGGAATAGGCATGTACTTAGTAGGCTCATCAAGGTCATTTACCAAACAGCCAATGTTGCCATTTTCGTCGATAAGATAAACACCGATGTTTTCACACTGATACTGCTTCAACTGAGCAATAACTTTTTGGCTTTCCTGGTAAATTACACCTGTAAAAGATGTTGCTTCACGGCCGATTGTAATAGGAATACCTCCAAGCGTCTGGTTTCCACCGCCGAATGTACGAACTGCTCCAGGTTCTGTAGCAGGACTCTGAATATAAGGCGACACTGTCATCTTAGTACCATCGGCCGCAGAAAACAAAGTGCTCCACGATGCTTTCTTAGTCGGGTCTGTGACAGCATTCAAAGTTCCAGCTGTTTTGTAGATACGCTGGAATGCAACTTTTTGAATTTGCCCCATGCTCTCTTTGCATTCAGCAATCTCAAGGTCAGCAAGATGTGCTGCGGCAGGGCATCCACAATTTAATCCCATTGTTCTTTATGTTTTTAATGTTAATACTACCGAGCAGCTACCCTTAACTAGCATCGAATTACCTGTATTTTTGCTTCGAATTGACTTCTCCACATTGCGAATATACTAAATTTCTTTATAAATTGTACCGCTTTTAACATTTTTTATAGAGGTATTTTTTATCTCATATTCTCGCACTATGTTCATTCAAGGCTTATGATTTAATCATTCATATATAATTAGAAGCCTAGAAATTACGAGAATAATGCGAGAATATGAATTATATTCTATTTTTAATAGCTTCGTATACCTTTTTAGTTATCTTATTAGAACGATAATATTCTTCTATAAATTTAGAAATTAAATATCTTTTTTCTATTTCACGGCATTCATAAGCTTCATTTATGGTATTAAATCTACCTACATACTTTCTTTTTCCATTTATAGTTATTTCTGCAAGATATTTTCCTCTGTATTTATCAAATTGTATACCTATAGGCAATTGTTTATCATAATATAGTCTTTTGGACCTATTTTCAAATAGCCTATTTATTTCTTTAGGTACAAAGCAACATGTTTCTGGTGAATATATTCTATTTCCTTCAACAAGAATATCTTTATCAAGTTCATACCCTTCTATATAATTCTCATCAAACCATTTTTTAAACGCTGTAAGGCTATGCCACTCTTTGCATACGCTACAACCAATATATGCGGGATAGCGACTATGGTATTTAAAATCATAGCATCTTGAAAGCATACTCTGCCAAACTTTATAAAATTTAAGTATTTTTCCATTTACGTTTATTTTACTGTCGTAGTCATTTAAACCTACACCATAAAGTAATTTATCCATATTAATTTCTCATTTTAATCTTTTTATATAAAGTTTTTTTCATTCTCATTTCTACTACTCCAGTTAATGCATCTGGTGCATCATCATGAGCAGCCCTTCGCTTATTATCTTTACGATAAGTTGTAATAGCATTATAGAATTCACGCCATTTTTTATCCCAATTTTCTGGAAACGCTACATCTGAGTTAACAAGAGCTGAATTTGAAAAAATACGAGCAGCTTTATTTTTTGTCTGTGTAAAAGTATTTATGGCTGTTTTGAAATTATGCAAAGTAGCTCTTGTAATACGCTTTACATTTCTAGCAAACTGCCTACCACCATTATTGGACTCTATCAGACATTCTGTTATACTATTTTCTGTGAGCATTTTAGCCAACATTACTTCAGTTTTTTCCATGGGCAGTTGTGTGTATAGCACATCAATTACATATAGCATCTCTGGAGTATTTATAAAGCAAATTGCACATAAATAATCAGAGCCAGTATCAGCTGTATCAACGTAACACCATCTTTGATTAGCTTTAGAGCCTGATGGCAATTCTATATTTTGATATGTTCTAAACTCGTGATACATAAGGCCCTCAGTAGGAATTGGATTTTGCATATACTGCGTCTCAAATACTACCGGGTTAATCTCTCGTAGTTTATATAGCTCCTCAAGATTGTGCTTCATTGGCCAAAGAGCATGTTCTTCTCCTGTCTCAGGGTCTGTTTGTATAACTGGAAGTGATAAAACAGTCCATGTATCTGGCTCTATCTCTTGCAAATAGCCACAGAGGTCATGCTCATGCAATCTTTGCATTATAATAATAATAGGCGTTCTGCGTGAGTTAACACGGTTACGTATTGTATTTTCGAAACGCTGATTTATGCGCTCTCGTATAAGGTCGGATGCTGCATCGTCGGCTTTCAGGGGATCATCGATTACAATTGCGCCTTGAAATATATTGGTTTTTGCATCTATCATTTTAAGCATTTCATTTGTATGGTCATCAAATACAAATATGTCATTGCCTCCATCCATTTTATCTATCTCTGGGTCGGCATCTACATTTCCAGCACCAAAACCTGTGACCTGACCTTGTGTTGACACTGCATAGAGTTCTCCACCTGCTTTAGTTTTCCATCTCTTAGCTGAACCTTTCTCAGATGCAAGAGCCGAATTAGGAAAAAGAGTCTTATAAAGCTCTTCTTGCATAATATTTCTGATTGTTTCAGAATTATCATTCACGAGTATATCTGAATAAGACAAGTGCAAAAATCGGCATCGCGGATTTAAGGCGAAGGCCCATGAGATAAATGATTTTATAACAACCTCAGTTTTAGAATAGCGTGGAGCGATATTGATAATCAATCTGGTAATTTTACCATCTACAACATCTTGTAATACTTCGAACATTTTCTTATGGTGCTCTGCTACTATAAATGAGCGTTTATATTGACATTTAAACATTAGTTTAGTATACTTTTCAAATGACGTAAGAGCCTCAAGACGTAACATTTCTACAGGATTTACAGTTCCGGGCTTTGTGGCATCTAATGCTGTTTCTTGCATTTCTTTAAGTGACTTCATTGCCATATCTCTACTATTTAATTAAGTTTTCACGTATAATCAGATACGCTTCACGACTTACAGGCACATTGGGGATAATACCTGTTTGGAGCTGTTGCTGTTCAGGTAGATTAAGTTGCATAGGTCCTTTGCCGAATATTCTATCCCATAATTTTTCTATAGTTTCAATGTTACCTAGCTTTTCGTCTTCAATAAGGCGCTTAATTATAGTCTTTATTACAACCGGCACTTTTTTATTAGCCATTAAGGCTTGTAACTGCGAGTGGTTACACGTTAACAAACAAGCCAATAAATTAGCAGTGTCTTGCTTTGTAAGCTGAACACTTAAATTGATATTAAGGCTAGTAAGAAGCTTTGTTATTTCAGGCCTTGATGCTCCTTGTAACTGAAGTGCTGAGCGTATAGCTGATGAATATGAGCCTTTGCCCGAGTCATGGCGTTCTGCTAACTCAGTTGCTTTAAGTGGCTCTACAGTCTGAGCCTCAAGTGCCTCAATAGCCTCAACTCGTTTTTGCTGCTCCACGATACGTTTGGCTTGGAGCTCAGTTTGGCCATCTGGTATTTCTTCCACACCAAGCTCTTCTACTAATGATTGGCGTTTTTCTTGTTTAGCTTGAAGATTTTTAAGCTTCTGCTTTTCAAGATATTTAATACGGGCCAATTCCTTCGCATCTTGTTTTGATTTGATGCGCGTGGCCTCTTGTTCTACGAGTTTGGATGTATCTGGATTAGACATTCCAGGAACTATTGGCCTGTTTGGCAATATATCTGCTAATTTCTGTGCTATTTTATCTGTTTTCATATTGATTATTATACTTTTGTTGTTTATCTAATATAGTTTTACTTTTTTCTTCTAGTATTGCATCTTTTTTTATTTGGTTTTGCAACTGCCTATATTCGGTCGCTTTTCTAAGGTCTGGTTCTATTGTTATTATATCATCTGTATTATTAAATCTCCATACAGAGCCGTATGCTATTCTTCGCTGGCCATTACAGCACATATATATAGCGCTCGGATTGATTTTTGTAGATACTGAATTTACATATTCTCTTATAGAATCCCACTTTTTATAGAATTTATATGTATTTTCTGCTATCTTAGTATACTGATACACAGCCCTATGTGGATAACTACGTATAGTGTCTGTTCCTGATTTACGTATTGTGTCTGGTATTTCCCATTTTGCAGCGTATCCTGGTATAATTGCTTTTTCTGCCACACATTTATTTAGACTATTTATTATATTATGCCCGTATGGTGCATAGGCACTATACTCATCTATCAACTCATACATTCTTGAATATACGTTTAACAAGTCATTTGGTAGCGATAAAGCATTAAAAGGAATTTCTTCTGTTGTCACTGTTATGTATTTGCTTTCTACTATGGCTTTTACAAGGTCCGGATTATTTTTGCATAACCATGAGAAGTTGTGAAACGCGTTGTATATAAGCCTATCTATTTTATTCTTTACAGAAACGGCATTAGTTTCTCCTGTCCAGCCAACATAGAACTTGTTATCATATTCAAATTCTAGTATAAAATAAGCACTTACAGATTCAATATTAGAACCTTCTTGTAAGTCTACCAAGTACTTGTATTTACCTATTCGTATCATGTGTATATTTTTAATGTTTTTGCAAATATAGTCATAAAGGCTGATAAGTAAAAATTCTCGCAGACTAAAAATTAAAAATTAACATTTTTTATATTAGTGAATAATTAACATATTAATATCATACTTCACAAGTATTTAGGCATGTATCTTAATCAGTGAATAGAAAATTAGGCTTTTGTTTTTCGTGTTTCTACTTCACAAAATAAAACTAATTGAAAATCAATAGTTTATTAAATTTAATTAGTGAATAGAAATTAAAGGGCATAGAAACAATCATCTTTAACTCTTCTATGAAGTCTTATACTGTTATATGTGATATATGATAAGCCTATCTATTCACATATCACTATTTCAAATCTATTTTATCTCTCTTACATATTTATTGTTTATATTGTTTATTAAAGCCTAATTTATTGAAAATCAATCAGTTATTGAGAAACTTCCCTTTGATTTTGCATGTTTATTTTGTTTCTTTGAAAATTATTTCTGGGCGTTCGCTTCTTTATTGCGAGAATGTCATTTTGTCAATTCCCTATTAAGTCTAAGGGCCTAGATAGATATTTGCGAGAATGTATGCAAGAATGAGAATTTATGAGCCTCTGGGCCTTGCTCATACTTATATATGATTTGAATCCCAATTTGCGAGAATGATTTGAAGCCAAAAAATTTTTCTGCCTATGGACATGGCTCTATATACTATATATAAGGGGCACGCCGGCACCGCACCAGGGGCCTAACTGCTTTCATCCCTCACCTCGCGAGCCTGCGAGCCTCTGAGCCGGCGTGTTAACAGGCTTTAACAAATGAATTGAATAGCTATGAGCCTGTTTGGCTTAATCTCGTGACCCGTATCGCGTTCAAATCCTTGCGATGATAGTTTATATGGCTGAGAGGCTCAGAACAGGTTAGGAAATGTTAGATTGAGCCACGGAGCCACTCTGGTACCACAATCATTCTGGCCAGAGCCGGCTCACAGCCACACAGGAATTGAGCCACAATTCTTAACGTAAATTTAACATTTCCTAACTCGCTATATTTCACCATATAGAGATTTATTGTACGTGCTACTTGGCTAACTGCCAGAATGTTAAATGTGGTTAACAACCATCTGATTTAACACACCTTAAGCCTGAGAATTTTTCTATGTTATTTTTTTAGCACCCATAAAACAGCCTGAAAAAAATATGCCAAAAAGTTTCGCGTGTCAGATATTATTTGTATATTTGCATATCGGAAATAACGAACGAAACAACTGAGATTACAAACAAAATTTAACACAAAAAGTTGCTCAAAAGTTTTTCCGGTTCAAATATAATTAGTATATTTGCATAGATAAAATAAGTAATAACAATAAAACATTACAGCAATGAAAGTAAACAGAAATTACCGTTTCGTATTGACGAACATTCCAAACAGTATGTTGGAAACAGGAGAAGTAAGAATTGACAACGAGGAAATAACCGGTGAGAGAATGTTTGCCAGTGAATGCCACTACTATGCCGAAAAAAATATCCTCGAATGTATCAAGGACGCAGCAAAATGCGATGACCTGCGCGGCTACTACGAACACACCTACTGCATCTACAAAGAGGACAAACCGAAAAAGGAAACAGTAGAGCGCGAAGAGGACGGCAAGAAAATTACCGAGACAAGAGAAATACCTGGCAAGGCAATGCTGGTTGAGGTAATTACAGTAGACGAGAACGGCATAAATATTCAATAAAACGGATTGCCGGTTGTTCCACGACAGTGGGACGCCGGAGTCGTTCGCCCGGGTTGGACGCACAGGAGTTCGACTCTCCTGCCGGGCACTATAACAATAAAGAATATTAATAATATAAAAACAGTGGTATTATGGATGAAAGTACATTCGGTTGGCTCATAGAGTATGAGCAGCAACTCAGAGAAGCTGGGTATGATGAGAAAACAATTGCTCATCTTGTATTAGAAGCAGTTAAATAATATAAAACAGGAGAATATGAGCAGCAAGAGAACTTATATCGCTACATTCTGGCGTAGCAATCCGCAATTGAAGAATGGCGGCTACTTCACTACGAAGGAATTTCAATCTGTGTCGCTCCAAGGAGCAACAAAACAGGCCGAGAAATATGCAGCTAGTAATGTGTATGGAGGCATGGCAGTAAAAAGTGTTGAACTAAAGCAAGAGAACAGCAATGGAAAATAACAAATCGCAGTTCAAGAGAAACGGCTATGCGTATATTGTAAAATACGGCAAGAGACTATATTTGCACAAATTTCTAAGAATATACTAACATGGCAGCAAGAGACTATAAATTTGAGTACATGCTACTCAACCGGCTTCAATGTGATTGTGATTACTATTTTGGCCATGGCGGCCGAAATGCTGAGCATTGCCTTTGGGCTCACGACGAACAGAAACAAATCGATAAAATGCGAGAGCTTTACGATTTGTTGCCGGTTAAACCTGAGTGGCTCACAAGAGAACAAATTGATGAATACGCAGCAAGAATGAACGTAAAATAACCAACATTATTTAACGAAAAAAAGTTCTTAAAGCAGTAACCAGATTAAAATAAAAGTAGTATATTTGCATATAACTTAAAAGATATGGCAATAGCCAAAACAACTAAAATTTACAGTAATATGGTAACAATGAAATTTTCAGCAACCAAGTCAGAAACATTGTTTTTGACACCGACAATTGCAGTTGAACAAGACAACTCAGAGACAGCAATCCGATTTGCTCTTTGGCATGGTGTGTTCAGCATAGAGGTAAGCAAGAGCTACAAAACCGTAAAAGCTAAATAACATGGCAAGAAATGAAATGTTTGTAGCGGCTTATAGGCTTGAAGTTGAGGCCACTCGAGAGAATTTGGACAGTATGGAGAACTTCATAGAAGCCATTTCGGATTGCGCTATCGTGTCCAACGATGAGGGTTATGTAGCTATCATAGTAGCGTCTTCGGATGCCTTAGGGACAACGAAATTGGCTAATATGGCACTCAAATTCTTTGGCAAGGAGGGATATAATATAAGTACTCTCGGGCTATTAGGGCCGTTTAAGAAACTCAATTGATATTTTTTAACATAAAACTTGGAAAAAAGTTCCCAAAGTGGCTCAATAATTCAAAAAAACATAGTATATTTGCAATATCAAAATTAAACAATAACATTTTAATAACAATTCAAAATTTACAGTATTATGGCAACAAAGAAATTTTCGCAGATGACAACGAAGAAGCTGAACGCCCTTTTGGCAACAGCAAGTGACGAAGACAAGAAGGCTATCGAGGCCGTACTCGCAGCTCGTGAACAGGCTCAGGCCCCTGCTGCTCCTGCAGCTCCTGAGGCAACCGCAGAAGAGACTCCTGCCGCTCCTGCAAGTGAAGAAGAAACTCAGCTCAGCCCTGAGGAAGAAGCAGCTATCAAGGCAGCTGAAGAGAATGGCGGACTTAACCCGCTCTACAATGGCAGCAAGGCAACTCAGGAGAAAAAGCCAAAGATGACCGATGAGGACCGTCATGCACTGGCCGAAGAGCTGAAGAAGAACGTTAACCATCGTTGTCAGGCAGTTCCTTTCAACACCGCAGAATGGGTTGACGGCTATATCGCCGGAGTGATTGAAGAGAAGCGCAGCAATAAGGTGCTTTATGCAATCAAGACAGACGACGGACGCCGCATCGTTAAGGTACATGACAGCAATCTCGTTCGTATTCTGGACGAAGTTGTTGAGCCGGAGAAAAAAGCCCGCGTTCACAAAGCAAAAGACCCGGCAGACAAAGTTGAATGGACGCCGGAAGCAATTGCCGAAGAGGTTAACGAAGTTATCGGCAACGTAGGTAAAACGGTAGAATTTGAGAAATACCGCACTACAGATGAAAACGGCGAAGAGCACATTGAAATGGTAATTGGCCGTATCGTGGCAATCGTGCCTGACAAACGAGCTCAGCGCTTGCTCTACCGCATTTCAGTTCCGGCTCCTATTGAGGGCAATCCGCTTGCAACGAAGACTATGCACAAGGTTGTGAAAGCCGGGGGCATTAAGATTGCCGAAGAGTTCGACGAAGAAGGCGCACAGCTCAATGCCAAGTATCTGGAGCGCCGTGAGGCAGCAGCAACCCGCACTCCACTTACTCCTCAGGACCGCGTAATTCGCTGTGAGGAGAATGTGAAGAAGGCAGAGGAGAAGCTGCAGAAAGCTCAGGAAGAGCTGGAAGCCAAAAAGAAGCAGCTTGAGGATGCAAAGAAGGAGCTGGATGAATATCTCGCCGGTCAGGCAAATGGAGAAACTGCCGAAGCTCCTGCTGAGACTACAGCTGAAGAGGAGTCACTTGCATAACACAGCCACCTGACACTGTTTCTCCCATGGAGCCGTCTCGAAAGAGGCGGCTCTTTTTTTTGCTGCATATCTAAATATGCGGCTATTTTTGCATTATTGCGATTTATGTTAAAATATGTAAACTCATAGAAACATGCTTCTTTCGCGTTCTAGGACACTTTTAGGCTTTAGGTGTACCATAATATGGGTTAACTCAATTTGACGCGATAGAGGTCAAAAGAAGTGTATCTATCAATGTATTTTTATAAAGCCTATAATATGAATTGAGGCATGGACTTTCCTGAGCTTTAAGCTACCAAGCAGTTATATAAATAGCTGTTAAATTTATGGCTAAAAAGTTGACTCATTTTCTTGGCTTCTAGGACACTTTTATTTGAGAATAATAGTAAACTAAATCTATAAAAAGAAATGAGGAGAGAATGAACGAGAATAATGAAATTTCATATATTTTCGAGGCATTTAGAGCTTTATATTTTTATATTAAAGCTGCAATAAACCAGTGAAAAATTTTTATGTTAAAGTCTGTAAAACAGTAATTTATATCAAGATTATTTTGTACTTTAGCCTATAAAAGAACAAAAGTAAAACTGCTAAAAAATGTTACACACTAGAACACATAAAAGCCGCGTGGTCATTATGATTAAACAGCTTATGCCTGAGTGTACAAGCTGTGTAGCTCGTGTGTACAGTGGACTATGCAGCAATTGTCCACATTGGACTCCGAGTGTGGTACAGGAGTTAACAGAGGAAATGGCCGAGAGAATAACCGCCACAATTGGACAGGAGAATATCACAAGGCCCAACGAGAGAAATGTTGAACAAAAATAAATAATTGCAATATGGAAATAAATGAACAAGAGAATACCCAAGAGGTACAGCAAGAGAATTTGCTTGATGGCTCTCAGTCAGTTCAAGCAATGCAAGAAGGAAATGAACTGCCAACAGTTGTTCAATTAGTTCAGCCTCAAGCTGTTTTAGATGAAATAGCGGAGCTTGAGAAGAAATATCGTGAAACTATAGAACGGGAGAATAAATGAGCAATTTTGTTTTAGATTACAGCAAAAAGCAGACTTTGCAAATATCAAATGATGCTTTTTGCTTTTTGTATTATGGCGAAGAGCCATTAGACGAAGACAATTTGGAAGAAGCCAATGAGGTATCTGAAATGTTTTCCAATAATTTTTATATAGAAGATGATTGGAAAGCGGTTGATGACTCAGACCTTATAGAATGCACCTTTGTTCCGTATGTTGAAGACCAAGCCGATTATGATGAATATGAGGACCTTACTAAATATATTCAGCAGCAAATAAAATGGCTTGATGCAAATCATATTAGAGTGTGGTGGTTTAATAACCAAACTGGGACGAGAGAATTACGTGGTGATTTTAAGGTTTATACCAATAAATATGGCCTTAAGTGTTTTCATACAGGCAATCAAGATGAGGATTTTGTGACAGGAAAAATGAGCCTGTATTTTTTGAAGAATTTCAAGAAACGCGTAGCTTAACAAGTGAACGAGAGAAATATAAGGCAGACTACAGAAAAGTAGTCTGCCTTTTTTACATTAAGCTTTCATCTTCTTCTATAACGAGAGAATAACCGACTCCTCGTATGGTTTCTATAGCTACTCGGTTATCCATTTTAAGCATATTTCGCAGCATGCATATATGGACATCTAAGCTACGTTTATTAAAGTAGTTATCATCAGTCCATACTTGTTGCATAAGTATTTTCTTAGGTAATGTTTCATTTTTATAGGCACATAATAAAGCAAGAACTTGGCTTTGTTTATTATTAAGCTGTGTTTTTACATTGCCTATAGTAAGAATTTTATCTACTGTATTAAACAGGTAATCGCCTATCTCATAAGATGGCTCTATACTTCTTACTCGCACGCCACATCTTTTTAGAACGGCTTTTATTCTTCTTATAAGCTCCTCAATGTTATACGGCCTTATAACATAATCATCCGCGCCTTCATCAAATGCTTCAATTACATACTCATATCGGGCCTTGTCTGATACCATTATTACCGGTATTTTATCATCTGATTTGCGCAAAAATTTTAATGGCTTTAGCTTCATAGAGACATCTGTTGTTTTATAATGGCTTAATATGCATAAGTCATAATTCTTTTCTCTGATTTTGATTAGTATATCATCCTCAGTTGAAGTTATTATTTGAAAGCCGTTATACACCAAATAATCTACCAGGATTTTACAGTCTTCATCTTGATAGATTAAAATTCTTGGCAATGCTAATTTAGTGTTATTACTTTTCATACCATTTCTTTAATTTTGTTTTGCAAATCGTTATATAGAACTTCATACCAAAATGGATTAAGCCTTAACAGGTCAAAGTATGAATATACGCCTTTTTGGTATATTAAAGAAGCATATTTAAGCTCTTTGTCCGCTCTTTTTTTAAGATGCTCATGATAGAACTTTATGGACTGGTCCACATTTACCAAGAATGGTGATTTATGCTCCATAAGAACTTTCTGCTCTGTATTTTGAGCAAAGTAATATGGAATATTAGGCATTGCCCAGAAAGTTAATCCAGCACCATATTCCTCACTTGCTTTATATAAAAAGCCAGGGCATGGACGAATTGAGTCAGGATATAAGCTTTTACATATTCTTAACCTACGTGGAATAAAAGGATTAAGTAAAGTAGTTAATCGCTTGTTTATATAAGTTGAGTATTTATCAACCATTCTTGTGTGTTCTTTAACAAGTGATGAAACTAACAGCTTAATCCTTTCATTTCCTATAGGGTCACTCAGGCGTATATATTCTTGCCTGAAAGCTTCACGCTGAATACGTATTCTGTCTTCTTTAAGCCGTTGAGACTTTTTCCTTTTAGCTTCTATGCTAGCCATTGCAGCTCTGCGCTGTCCCTCAGGTCCAAACAGTTTTACACCTTGGCAATTATTTGGACCTAAGCCTGTCCATGGCATTTTATCTCCATATCTAGCTTCAATCTCTCTGTTTTCCTGCTCTTCTTCAGATAATTCAACATGCTCTTCTTCCAAGGTAATTTTTTCAATTGCCTCAGATTGAGCCTCTTGAATATCCTCATCATCGCTTTTAATTTCATCGAGAAATTCAAAGAGTTCCTTTTCGGTTAAGTCTCCATATTGCTTAATATCTTCCATGCCACTTAAATAATGACTTGATTATATCTTTTCCAGCTTGCTTGTTAAGCAATCCAAAATATGCAATCGCAAGCGTGAGTCTTGCTATTTTATGCAATACCCAAGCTAATAGATATATAGGGAAATAAAGTACACCTACACATCTCCGTAAAAATTTAAGTACTTTTTTCATTTCCATAATCCTTTTTTATATAAATACTTTCCTGCGTTCATACCCAAGCTAAACATTCCTGAGCCAAAAAGAACCAATGCTAATATCTCATGCAATGTTATTTCCATAATTTTTCTAATATACTTAACGGTTGTTTTATTTCTGCAAATTGTGCATTTATGCGCTGCATATTTGCCTGCTGGTTTATAGCTTCTTTTATAGGACTTTTTATTTCTTGTACGTTACTTAGCATATTCGCTATACTAAACGGACGGCATGCCATATAAACATCAGCCAGTGCATCAACTAACTCATCTTTGCTTAGTTTCTGCAGATTGCTCTTTATTATCTCCCTTATTGGATTGTTCATCTTCTATCTTCTTAATACCAATTACTTGTCTTTCTCCTTCTGCTTGATTTAATTCAACATAAGTTCTATGAAAAGCTTCATCACCTATTCCTTTAATAAAAGTTCTAAGCGTAGAAGGATATTCGCTTGTATTTATAGTCTTATCGACTATTTTCGCGTAAAGAGCAGCAAGAGCTTTAGGCCCAAATACCTTTTTCTCTTGTAATCTTTCAATGGGACCTCTTTTGAATTGAACATAAGGACTTCCATTCATAATCTTTGTACGAGTTAGGTACAAGTCCTTAATCAAAGCCTCAATATGCTTTTCAAACTGAGGCATTTGAATAATATCAATAACTTTCAAATCTTCCAGCTTCATTTTTATAAGTTTTTAAGTTGTTGTTTATAATACTTTTCTTGCATATCGAAATGTCTCTTATATATATGCAAATCATGAGCAAAATGGTAATAAGTACCTATTGGCACACCAAGCTCATCTGCAACTAACTGTTGAAGCTTTGTCCAACAATACTGGTCATTGCAAAAACCATAAACCAAATCGTTGCTTCGCATAGTTACGCACATATCAAGAGTTCCTATTTGAGGCTTAATATCAAATCCGACTGATAATGTACAAGGCGTATCATACTTATAGTCATCTTTTTCTTTGCCATCAAATATAGTAAACCAAGCTTGACGAGTATCTTTATTCTCTTTAAGCTGTTCAATGCACTTTGCCAATTGGTCATTGCGAGTCCACTGCCATCCGTAATTAGAATTGACAATGTTATCTCCACCATGCATTTTATCCCACATAGGAGCATATTTTTTAATTTCAGCTACACTCCTATCTCCAGACATATACCAGGCATATTCGCGCTCTGCATATCGTTCGCTAAATTTACGCCATTCTGTTGTTATGATGCGCTGTTGAGGATTAAGTAAATAAAAACCAACATTGTAAACAGCTTTTGTTCCAACATTAGTGTTTATTCCTTGGCCCATAATAAAAGCATATAGGTCTTCAAAAGCCTCAGTAGCATTTTTATAAGCTATGTTCATACGTTATTCTCTTCTTTATCTTTATAATCTAATATAAGTGCAACTCCATAATCATACCAAAGAAGCTCATCAAGTTCTTTTTCAGTTTTGCAATTATATTTACATAATTCAGCTTCTAAATCCATCGGACTTTCAATGTGAACTTCATCTTCTATATACTTTGCCATATCATTTAACTATTTTATTAGTGTTACCGTTATAAACTCTAAACAACAATTCTTCAGCTTCCTCATTCATGGCATTGCAAATACTTATTGCTTCTTCCATAGATAAGCCTGTAAGTTCTTCGTCGTTATCATCAAATGCTATTTCGCCAGTAATTACTCTTATTTCAAATGAATTGGCTGATACAAAAGCTTTGGTAGCATCAAAAGCTTGTATACAAATATAGTGTACCGCATCCCAGTATATATAAGACAAAGTGCTTGTATCTTTTAATATATCGATATAAAGCTCTCTCAACTTTTCTGGCTTAAACCATCCATGCTCATCCATTCGCCTATATTCAGCAAGCCATCTACCATACCCATTTGTGGCCTTAAACCTGTTGGCATAAACAGCCACAAATCTAAGAAATTGGTCTGTATAAATAACTCGTGGAATTTCAACTGTTTTCTTTTTGAGCTGTTTCATGTGCTTAAAGTTTATATATTCTCGCGCGTTCTAGAGCACGCTTATTATTCCATTATTATTCAATCATTCATGTACTTAAAGCGCGATATTGCGCACGAGAATAATGTGAAAATCAATCCTTAGTATGACCCAGTAGACCCGAGTGCTCCATCACCACGTTCAGATGAACGGCTGAAAAGCTCTGACTCAGAAACTTCTTCAAGGCCTTCATACGATACAGGCACAAGAATAAATTGTGCTATTTTCATACCTGGCTTAATGTGGACCTTGGCTTTACCGACATTAACAACGTGTATATGAATTTCACCTTGGTAATCTTCATCTACAATCTTGGCTCCGAGGATAACGATGCTTTCAAATGCTTCTGCTTTCGGTGTTCTACCAGCTCCAAGGCAAGCCCATTTAGAAGTTACAACTCCTGATTTATCGGCTGCCATAAGCATATATCCTTCTGGAATTTCCATCTTAATACCTGATGGTATCAAAACATCAGTTCCTGGATTTACAATAAAGCCTTTGTTACTGCCAAAGTTAGGAACGAAAAAATCAATTCCTGCTGCTTTACCAGTCCCACGAACAGGGGACTTTACATTTCTTATTTTTGCAAATTTCATGACTACATCATTTTAACAAGTTCCTTAGCTGCTGTTTCTACAGCTCTAGCAAGTCTATGTTCAACTTCTGGACTTATAAGGCTGTAAACTCCTTCTTTTTCAAAAGCATCAGCCATGATAGCTCCAATTTTTGAAAGCTTAGGATTAGAAGCATTAATGCCATGCTTATTCATAAGTTCTTTATTGTACTCATACTTAATACCTCCTTCTACAGGAATAAGCTTGGCTATTTCTGCATGAGTATTTGACTTTCTGCTCGTAGGAACAGTGATAACAATCTCCTGATTGGTTGTCATGCACATATCTGTGCACATTTCCATTACTTCATTGAAGTTGCGTTTAAACTCTCTTGGAGTTACTGAAATTAAACTTTTCATAATGATGCCAAATTAGCAATTAAGTCCAACATATATGTTTTGTCTTTATCTCTTCCGAGCTTCATCTTATCTTTTAAGGCGAGAGCTACTAGCTGAACACCTATAAGATTATGTCTTGCACGAGACTCGTCGATTATATCCAATACTACCTCTTTAGATACAATCTCATCATAGCTTTCAGTCTTGTCAATGATAGCATTTATCTTTACTTCACCAATTACAAATGAGTAACACTCGCCTCCTTCATAGTTTTCATTCTCAAAGCCAGATAGGAATTGAAGTTCTTTTAACTTTGCTTCCTGCTCTTCTTTCAAATGAAATACCTTTATATCTATATTCTGTGGATTAGACGGAACTCCGAGCATAGCCAGAGCAGTTGTACCTGTTACCATATACTCAATTCTATTTGCATTGCAAAAGTCATTGAGTTTTAATAAAGCTTCTTTTATCTTCATATCTGTTACATTAAATCGTCATCGAATAAACTTGGTTGCTTAGTGACTTTAGGAGCAACTTTTACATCTCCCGGCTTACGCTTTAATACCCAAAGAGTATTACGTGAAGCATCCGGGAACATAGGAGCCATGATATTGGCAATGAGGTTTGAGTCATAATACTCTTTAAGAGCATCAAACATTTTCTGTTGCCAATCGTTCATCAGTGGCTTATAGTCTTTAGCTGAAGCAAATGTACCGAACTTCTTTACTATGTTGAAATGCTTCAACAATATGCCTTCGAGTTCCCAATGGTCAAACTCTTGCACATCAACTCCGCGACCATCACCTGAGTCATAAGTATGATTACCAGCTGCTCCTACAGATGGGTCATAGTTTGGAGTTGAAAGGTAATAAGTAGCGTTATTATTGCCACAAGCCTTAAAGTTCTCCAAAAATGCATCTGCATTCTGTTTGCCAACATGCTCGAGCACTTCAAAAGCACAGACTTTGTCAGCATTAAACTTGCTGAAATCCATGTAGTTTTTAACAAGGTCAGCAACATAGAAATGAGCCCAAGGTACATTGGCATACTTCTCAGCTGCCTCTTGAATTGTTTTTTCGCGAATATCGATACCGATATATTCTTTCTGCTTAAACTTGTTTCGGTATAATACCTCAAGCAAGTTAGCAGCTCCACAGCCAAAATCAACAATGGACTCGCCAATCTTGGCTTCTTTCAAGATATGAGTCCATCGCAGATAATGCGCAAATTGGTCTCTGTGGAATACGTGACGCTCAAAGGCCTGGTCAGGTCTGAGGTCTGTTGTGTTATACACTTTTGCCATAATTATTGTTTAATAAAATTTATGTTGTCAGATGAATAATACACAGTATTTGTGCTTTTTACTCTATAAATAGCATTGTTAGATAATTTGCATTCTATAATACAGCGTGAAGTACAATAGGCATTACCGCATGCTTCTACTGTGACATTGTCCCATGCTTCTACTGTGACATTG